TTCTTTAATATGCATTATCTGTACTTTGCTTGCAAAGTTCAGATAATAGCATATCAGGAAATTAGTAACACAGGGAAGGGAAGTCTCCTGTGTCAATGAGCTAAGTCCCTAAAGCTCCAGAGCTCAGGAGTAAAGTACAGATAATACAGTATAAAGAAGAGCTCTAAGAGCTATGTGTTATTCTTTAACTTGTATTATCTGTACTTTGCTAAAAACAGAGATTTTTACTTGCACTCCCCTGTGACTTATGGTATTATAGATACATAGCTCAGGAGGAAGTATGTTACTCAGTTTAGACATTTCAACACGTTCAACAGGATACGCCATTCTTGACCACAATGGAAAAGTGGTTACCCATAATGTTATCTCCCCTCGCAACGATAGTTACCTAGAACGTGCACAGGAAATGGCTGAGCAGGTAAGACTTCTTCTGCATAGCTACCCAATAAAACGGGTAATTATAGAAGAGCTTAAAGTTCTCAAAAATCAAAAGACCCTTGTGTGTTTGGCTATAACACAGGGAGTGATTATTAGAGAGCTTAATGATTTAGCTATCAACTTTGTTGGTCCTTCGGTCTGGCGCAAGTTATTTAAGTTATCTGGTCTCAAACGAGCCGAGGCTAAGAAACATGCAATAAGCTTGTGCAGACGGAAGGGGCATGATGTAATCTGTGATGACGACGCAGAAGCGATACTGATTGGAGAATATTTTTATGAAAGTACAAGTAGTGACATCTACAAAAACTTACGAAGTACCAGAAGGGCTACTACCAAGAATAGAGCAAAATAATTCTGAGAAAGTGCTTCGTGTGAATTTATCTGACACAGAAGAGCTTGTGTGTTACAGCTTACAGATGTATGAGCTAAAAGATGGAGTCCTCAGTTACTACTGTGTTCCATCAAACATTATTTACGAAGAAGGGAAACCTTTGGAGTATAAAATACAATCATTATTAGGCATGGGGTAGGAAGACTTTTGCTATAAACCTTTTCATATTACCTTTCTATAACCTTTCTATTACTACCAGACCTACCCCAGCTGGTTTTGTGCGTGTGGTGAAGTGGCTTAACACGGAGTTCTGCAAAAGCTCTATTTCTTTCATGGGTTCGAATCCCATCACGCACTTTGCCCTTTGTGGCAATGTATTTCATATATCTCCTGTATCGTTAGCCTGTGTGATTGTAAAAGGTCACATGGGCATAGGAGCAAATCACCTAATTATCAAACACACAGTGTTATACTATACATACGTTGCTCCGAAGAGTCCCACAGTGATAGCACTGTGGGATTGTTTTAGAAGAAAGAGGACATTATGGCTAAGAAATCAGAGAAAAGATTATACTCAGATGAAATGCGAGAGCTGAGCTTTGCCTCCTTTGAGGATTTAAAGGCTTATGCTATCCGCTGGGGTCTTGAGGAATATGATGAAGACATTGTGAAGGCTTTTGGTCTTAAACGCTTTGCAGAAATTCCTCCAGCTACGCCAATGCGGATTAACGCTTTGAAGCAGATTTTTGAGAGTATTGAAAATGGCACAGCACGTATTGAGTGGGCTAACCGTATCGAAGGTAAACCTACACAGACCACTGTGAACTTGAACCGGGAAACTGAGAGTATTGAGGAGCTTGAGCGCTACACCAGTGCTCGTCTTGATAAATTATTTGAGGACTTGTAATGGCAAATTCACAGGACAAGATATTCATCAGGAACTATGATGATTTTAAAGCAAGGCTTAGTGAGTATGTTAATCGTGTGATTAACGAAGCTCCTAGCGACAACTTTGAAGAGGCTTTAATAGGCTATCTTGTGGACCTTTACACTGACTCGTTTTATGAGGAGCTTGAATATATCCTTAACGAACTTGGACTAGAGCTTGATGAGGTTGAGTATCGTAATGCACAGAATAGTATCAATCAATCAGGCTTTGCAAGAAGCAATTACACACGTCTAAAAGAGATTTTTGCCAGTAGGAAAGCTGATATTCTAAGTATAAGAGACGAAGTTGTTGCTGAAAAGGGCGTACTAGACCAAGAAGAGATTGATAGGAGTATAGTATCAATTATCGAGCTTATCTCTGTGTCAGAGGTTCATATGGCTATTGAGAAAGCCTCAGTAGAGACTGCCAAGGTACTTCACCATATCACAGGAGAGGTAATCTACAAGCGGTGGAACTCTGTGAATGATGAGCGGACTTGTCCAATTTGTAGGCTTCTTGATGGGACTAGAGTTCCTGTGGGAATTTCCTTCATTGAGGGACTTGACCCAGAAGATGACGCCTATGACGTTGCTGTGAATTACTTAAGTTATACAGGAGGAGACTTTAGCTATGCCCACCCAAGATGTAGATGTTGGCTCACCTATGAAAAAGAGGAAGTTACTCTCTAATAGGGAAAAGCTAAGCATACTGCTGGACACTGTGACTCCTAAGGAGAAGCTAAAGAAGGCAGTAAAAGGGTATATACCAAAACACTTTAAGAGAAATAGTATCAGAGAGACAAGAGGCTTTGAGAAAGAGCTTGAATATTATAAATTAGGCTTCCGTACAGCCCTATCAAGGTTTAATATTGAGCTCTGGTGGTCACAGGCTGTGCAATTTGGAGCTTTCCTGAGTGGGGATTATAAGACAGGCTACTGTGTGGCTACTCCTCGGTATGGGAAGTCTTTCCTGTGTGGAATTATGAGTAATAATTTTGCATTTTCAGGACAGAACTGCTATGCTGTAGGGTCTACCAATGAGTATTCAGGAATTATTATCCAACACGCCAGAGAAATCCTAGTAAATGCCCACCCCTCTGTGAAAGAAATGCTGAGTATGGACGAAAATGACGTATCGGCTGTTGATAGACGGCTAAAGCGTGGTCTTAGCTCATTCTCTAGTGAAGGATTTAGCTTCCGTAATGGAGGAAAGCTAGAAGGACTCTCTGCTGGTAGTAACTTTACAGACCCATCTAAAATCCATGTAATCGGACGTGGAGGAAATATGTTTGGAGACGAAGCCAGCGATATTTCACCTCTAGCCCTAGGACACATGGCACGTCGTGAGTTTGAAAGTGACACAGGTGAGAAGCTCATCATGTATCTAATCTCTAACCCACGGTCACTGAACAGCTTCTTTGACTTTATGACCAAGGAAGAGCTGGCAGATGATGAATTTGTTATGTGGCTAGACGTAGTAACAGCCATGGAAGAGGGCTCAATTAACTACACAAAAGACCAGCTCATGAAGTCAGGTTTTACAATCACAGAGGACTCCATAAGAGAAAACCTTCTGTGTGAGTTCCCTGTGGAACGGTCTAACTTCTTTGACGCTCAGCCTGATATTCTTGAAGAGTTTAATTCCCTTAACCCTGACCTTGAATGGTTTCTTGGTGTGGATAGTGCCTACAAGGGCGCTGACAGTATCCAAGTTACCTTGTCTTGTATAGACAAAGAAGGTCATATAACCGCTGTGGATACCACGGATATTAAACCTAAGGAATGGATTGATGGTATCACGGCTAGAGACGTTGTGAATAAGATTATTACAATAGCCAATCAGTTTAAGGTAAGGGCTATAGCTATTGACTCAGGAGGTGGAGCTCACATTGTTCAGCCTCTTAAGATGGCTAGGCTCTCAGGTAAGCTAAAGGCTTATGTGTATGATATAGACTTCGGCGGTAAGGTTACAGAGGCTAAGAAGATAGCTCATGACCCTAGTGCCGAGTATGCCTTTAACAAGCGTGTGGAAATGCACCTTATGTTACGAGGAATGATGGAGGCACAGCGTGTGTCCTTCATGACAAAAGTCTGGGACGGAATTGCTCGGCAGATGTCCTTTGTGGCAGAAATTCAACGACCAGAAGACAGGCTTGTGAAACTTAGGCCTAAATCTGAGATTAAGAAGCTAATTCACCAGTCACCAGACGAACTTGATAGTGTTCTATTGGCTATACATGCCATAGAGCTATTCTATTTGGAGGACCATTGATGGGAAGAAAGAGAAAGAAGAAAGTACAGAAGCCTCAGCAGGAACAGCTTAGTAGGCGTACACCAGAAGAGCTTGAAGGTGTGGAAGCCATGGATAAGTTCTTTAATTCCGCTGTGGAAGACCGATTGCTATATACTTCTAGTGGCTATCGTGAAATGCCTATTGGAAAAGACCTTGAAACCATTGAGAAACTTGCTCTGAGCCTTCCTGATGTAGATTATATCCTTGACAGCATTGTGTACTACATGTTCACTAACCGGCTGACAACGAAGGACGAAGAGAAGGATAAACTCCTTAACAAATTCTTACAGGAAACCAACTTTAACGGTCAGCGTAATATTGATGTCCTGCAAGGTGTGGCTAAGGGATACCGAAAATATGGTTATTATGGGCTCTATAACTCAGGGAATGGTCTTGTAGGAGTTCACCCTAAGGACATTCTTGCTATAAATATTCCATATCCTGAGCATCCTGTGTTACGCCAGACGTTAGGCTATGTGATTAAGCGCACAGACGACGCTCATGCTATTGTAGACCGTATCACAGGATACAGTAAGGGCTATTCTAACCTTGACATTGAAGCCTATATGGATTTGTTACAAAACCCAGAAAAGTACAAGGACGATTTGCTCCTTGTTACTGAGGATAACTTCTCCTGTGTCAAGTTGGATACTTCCAAGGTATTCGGTATCAGTCCGCTACTTAAAGACCGCAAGCGTGTGCAACTGCTCTTGAACATTCTTGATAGAATGAACTATGATATTGCTCGAAATGGTATCGGTACGATTGCCCTACAAGCAAAGGATAGTATCATTGATAGTATTGAAGAGGGTGAAGCAGAAGGATTTGTTCCTAGTGCTGGTCAGCTTCTTGATATGGGACGTACTGCTAAGAAGGAACGTGCCGACAAGATTGCCAAAGACATGGAAGACATTTCACAGAAGCTCTCAGAAACAGAGTATAATGACGCTATTGTGTACTCTAGTAAGTTTGAGAACTTGCTCCAGCTGACACGGGATACCAAGGCTGTGGACTTCCTAGATTATCTGTCATTGTATGCCTCATCTATTGTGGCTCAGATGTTTGGAGTACCTGCACGTCTGTTTGACTTAGGTAAAACAGTATCCAATATCGGTACACACAGTATCATTGACAACTCAATGAAGAATAATATTATCCCTATGCGGACACACTTCATTGGTCAGTGCTCACGGCTTCTTGAAAATGCAGTCGGGCTCAATCACCATGAGCAAGACATTACATTTGCAAGTTATGAGTTCTCTAAGGACTACAACTATAGCAATGACATGACAATTCTTGAAGTTTATGATAGACTTAAGGAAATCAACCCAGAGAAAGCAGAAGCCTATCTGGATAAAAACTTAATTATTTAAGGAGATATAAAATGCCTAGAAAGAAAGTTACTGTTGAAGATTTGAACGAAGCTTTTGTGGAAGCTGTTCATGACGATACTCCAATGGCTGTGGCTACTAACTCAGGTAAAGTAGTTAGTGGGGATACACGAAGAGTTGGAGAGGCACGTAAGGTAGACTATGAGCTTGAGTTCTGGTTGCCTGTGCCTGAGGATTTTGACCCAGCAGGTTCTGACTTAGAGCTTGTGATGGGAGGTACAGCTTATGTGCAACGGGTTGAGGCTAAACAGCGCTTTATCTCAGCCCGTATCGGACGGCGTGTACGTAACTATGCCTCACGTGTGGCTATTGCCTTCACCAATTTCAAGGAAGATGGCTCTACAGAGGTTTACACAGCGGAAGACTTCTTCAAACTGTATGAAATTTTTGATGATAATGTCATTGAAGCCTGTGAAAATATCATTGTAGAGGTGCTAGGAGTTTCCACTAACCTCATTCAGTACATCACAGATGAGTCAATGATGGAAAACGTCCTGAAAATTATGCAGAACAATCCCAGCTTTTTTCAGACAAATTAGTTACCTGATTAACTACGGCTGGGCACTGACCTGTGGTATTATTCAAGAGAGAGAGGAGTGGAGAGGGCTTGCATATGATGATGTAATCCCTGTGCCACTCGATGAGATAGATGAGCAGGTTCTTGTCTTGACCAAGGAATATAATATCCCTTACTTAACTCTCATGGACGATACAACTTACACAGATATTGGTGTATTATATGCTAAGGTTGCTAACTCTAAGGCTTTTGAGGCTTATAGCCAGTACATTAGTCTAGATGAGAAGGGAAGGGCAGACCATGTGAAAGACTATGGAGAGCCTAAGCCTTATGAATATGAGGTAATCACTGCTGAAATGCAGGAACGATATGCGGAACAGCAACAAAATGAGTTGCAAAAGATGTATAAGAGACAAAGGAGTATTTGATGTCTTCAATTATTACAGATGTGTTAGGATTTATTGAGGAAAAACGAGGAGCTATTAAGCCTGAGTATGTTCGTAACGGTAAGCCTGTGTACACACTACGAAATTATGCTGATATGACTGACCTTGACGCAGATGTGTTGCTTAACGGAGGTCAATTTAACTTAGCGGAGAAAGTCCCTACATTTGGACGTGGAGGAAACTTGCTTCGTACACCACGCACCTCCTACGCTGTGAACGTAGAGATTGCATTTGATAACCGTGTGAAAATTGAGAAACACACAGACGCTAAAGGCAAGGAGAGTGATGTTTATGTCTTTGTTGTTGACCAACGAGCTCTTATGGACCAATCTTCTGGACATATCTACGCTAACTTCGTTGTTGGTTATATTATAGGTCCAGACGCTAAGGGTAAACCAGAGGTTAAGGGTACTAAGCACATCAAAGAAGATGAGTTTGTGAATGACTATGACCAGACATTTGACCCATCTTCCATGGAAGAAGTTATGGAGCTTATTAACAAATACCGCTTGCAACATGGTACAGCCAAGGTTATTGATGAGCTGAAATTCAATAAATAGTTAAAATAAAAGTGCAGTGTGCGGTTTGACTTACTGTGCTTTTTTTGATATAACTAGGTAGACAATTATTAAGGAGGACAGACATGGTACGCAAGTATAAAACTACTACTGTTAAGCCAGCTGCACCAAAACTAACTCCCTCAAAGGAAAACAAAATCAAAGTCGCAATTATGAACCTAAAACTTACGGTTGGTTCACAAGAAATGACTTTCAAATCACCTTTGGCTGAGCAAATTTTGGCAAAGGTTAAGCACATTATTGTGGGACGTGAACAGGTTCAGTATTTTGATAAAGCTGATAACAAGTTCAAGTCATTTACTTATTGCTGTGGTGACAAGTATGAAGTTTCCTTCACTACAGAAGAGCGCACTCTTCAAACAACTGAAGTAGACTGCTACAAGTTCCCAATTACTTACGAAGGAGATAAGTAATGAACGAGACAATCGAAGTAGGAATGTCCTATGACGAGTATTTGGCTCAAATTCGTGCTGAACAGTTTGGCTGGGAAGTAGAAGAGATTACATCAATCTCTGATAGCGACCTGACTAAGCCTGCTGTAGAACCAGAAGCCCCTGTGGAAGAGGTTCACTATGAAGCACCAGCTGTGGAGGAAACTCCTGTGGTTGAAGAGCCTGCTCCAGTAGAGACACTTCCTGAGGAAGAAGAGGAGTTAGATGAAGTTTAGAGTTTCACGATTTTTGAAGCGTGACTTGGTAGTTCGTGTGAATTTCACAAAGGACGGCTACATTCAAAGTAACCGTAAATTGTTTGAGTTCTACCCATCTGGTAAAGCAGATGATGAAGGCTGGTATGAAACTACTGATGAGATTTTAGTAGATAGCCTGAGAGGACTTACTGAGCAGTTACCTTACACGCCAGAGGCAGAAGCAGGTCTTAAAAAAGATGGAGTTTCTTATGAATACGCCTACTGTGCAAGCTGTGGGGGTCACAAAGTTCGTAAACTTGAATACCATCTATTTGAGGTGACTGAATAATGCCAGTTTATTCTAAGATAGCCAAGAAAATCCAGAATGAGATAGACACCTACCTCATGAACAAGGATTTGCTTGACGGCTATATTAACTTGAGTAAGACTGATAAGCACAAAGAGTCATTTTCTGTGAATAAGAAATATGACGGTGAGGACGGATACATGACCCTCTTATCTGAGGGCTCTGTCCTGTTCCCTGATGGTTCTATTCGTCTTTATCTTGCTAAAGGAACACTACAGAAGTGGTATGACAGCATTGATGAAGAGTACGAAGGTTATGTAACGGTTGGACATGTAGATACTAATAGCTTCCCTGTGCGACAAGGCTACTTCCGTAAGGAAGACTTAAGAATTATCACAGACGACAAAGGACGCTCAGATTTACTTGTAAAACCTCATGTGAACACAGAGCTTAGCCAGATTAAGGACCTTATCATTCAAGATGAGCCCTTTGCTATTTCATCTGAGTTTAGCTGGACTTTCAAGGACATTAAGCCTGAGGAAGTCGCTGAGTACACGAAACTAACCAAGTATAACGCACAGTTTACTGACGAACCTGTGCCTATCACTGATAATATACACATTACAGGATTTTCATTTGTAGGAAATCCCGGAAATGCAAAGAGCGGAGGCTATGAGCCCTCTGTGTATTTGAAACAAGAGAAGGAGCTAGAGTTGAATAAAGACAACACTTTAGATAAAATCCTTGCTTACTTCAATGGAACATCTCAGGAAGAAACTCCTGTGCCAGAAAAGGTAGAGGAAGTTGTAGAAGAACCTAAAGCTGAGGAAGTTAAAGAAGAAGTTGAAGCTAAGGAAGCTGAGCAAGAGGATAAAGTTGCTGAGCAAGAAGTAGAAGTGAAGGAAGAGTCTTTGGAAAAGCAAACAGCTGAATTGCTGGAAAACGCTACTAAAGAAATCCTCTCACTTAAAGCTGAGGTTGAAAAACTTAAAGCTGAAAAGGAAGCACTTGAGCAAGAGAAAGCTGAGTCACAAAACGCTATTAAAGAGCGTATGGAAACACTTTCAGCATTGCTATCCCGAGCTTCTGTTGAAGCCCCTGTGATTAAAGAGCAGGAAGAGAAATTAGAGCAGTCTACAGGTCTGCGTAAACGTTTTGGAGGAAAATAACTAATGGAAAAGGTTACAAATTTTGACATTGTTTTGAAAGAAGCGATTGACTACCTTTATGATAATTCTAAAGTAGCCCTTGCTAACCTTGAAACAATGGCACGTGACGCAGGCGCTAACTTTAAGCCACAAGCACCATTCCACAAAGATGGAGAAATTCCTTTTGGTATCTCTCGTGACTGGTCTAAAGCTCAGCCTAGCCTTCGTGAAGTAGGTATGGAAGATGAGCTGGTATCAGACTTGCTTAAACGCTTTGAGCAAGCTAACCTTGGTACTTTGCGTCGAGCTAAAAATGGCGATTGGATTATGGAGTCCCTGACATGGGGAACAGAAGCTCCAGACTTCTCTGGTGATACTGGTGATAGCTGTTGCTTCACTGAGAAGTTCACTATGAAAGCAACTGGTGACGCTACACCTGTTCGTTACCTGTGTTTCAAGGACTGTGAAAACCGTCTTGACCGTATGATGAAGGACAAAGTACACTTCAAGCAAGGTGACTTGATTAACAAGTTCCAGAAGCTTGGAATGAGCTATGCAGAAGCAGAAGCTTTCATGGCTTGGTACACATTTGCGTTTATCGTACAACGCCATATCGTACAAGGATTGCTCTCTTACAAGGGTAACGGCTTACGTCCATTCCATGGTGTAGCTGAAATGATGACCCACCCGGGTATCACTCCTATTGACGCTGCCGGCTCTGTAATTGGTGCTTTCCGTCAAGTAGCTTGCTACCTTGATGTACTCCAATCACAAAATTCTAACTACAAGATTTATGTTCACCCATTGACTTTGCGTGGAATTAAATCAGAAATCAAACCGGGCAAGGACGCTCAATTGCCAGAAGGTTGGGCTATCTCAGGCGACACTGTGACATTCCGTGGTATCAAGTTTGGTACTTCTTATCACATGCCTTATGACAATGAAGTCAGCATGACTGGTGAAGCTTATGTCCTTGACTTGAACCGTGTAGAAGCCTTGACACAACACGACTTGTTCGTACCTCAAGACTCTATCCGCACTGTGACATCAGAAGATGATACTCAAGCAGGCTGTGAAGTAATCTGTGACAAGTATGAAAACTTTGGTTTGGTATATACCAATTCACCAGTATCTCACTTGTTGATTGCTAACATTCCACTTGACCAACAATGCCCTGCCGTTGTATTTGAACGTATCCAAGGTCTGCTTACAGGTCTTAATCCGTTCCCAATGGCTACTATCAAGGCTGAGGCTTAATTAAAGGAGGTTGGCAATGGCTGATAACAAAGAGCTTCAAATTGAGCTTGTAAAGGTCACTGAGGAGCTAAAGAAACATTGCCAATGCTTCGACTGCAATGATGGTGCAGACATTCAGGAATATGTGGGTAAGTTCCTTCGGGTTCTTGCCCAAATGTTCTGTTGGGTTGATAAAACCTGTGCAACCATACTAAAGACAGCTCGTGAGGAAATCATTGAGCTTGGGAACTATGAAATCTGTGAATGTAAGGCTATATTTGAATTTAAGCCTTATTATTTTAAAGGTTTTGACCCAAGCACAGTAAAGCTGTTTTTACACAAGAGACAAGGGCTTTCTCGTGAAGTAATTGAGCTTGACAGAACTAAGTGGAGTTGGGACAGTATTGATGAGACTATTCTCATTGATATGACCGAACAAATCAACCCTTGTTGTCAATGTGATACCTCATGCCAATGTGAGACTACCTACAAGCTTGTAGCACGGTATGAGGCTGGTTACACAGCTGAAACATTACCTCTGTGTGTTTATGAGGCTATGTGTCACTTCTTGCAAGTATTCATTGCTTATCAGAACAACTGTGGAAGCTTGGACGATTGCTCTAAGATGGACCGGTTGGCTGTGGGCTCTGTGCTTAAGAGTAAATCTGTGGACTACCTAATTAGGACATGGGACGTTGACACAGCAAGTCTTGAGTATATTTACACTAAGTTAATCAACCGTTGGGCACTACAAAGTTTGAGCATGCTGTCCCTGTGTCAGTATGAGAACACAAGCGTATTTATTGCAGTAGGAAAGGCAAGAAAGCATGAAAGTAAGGTATCTAGGGGAGTACACAAGAGAGGCTAGAAGTTATGGCTGTTCTCGTTGTGGAACTTCTACGACCCATTCATCTAATGAGGTCTATAAGACGGAATACCGTATGTACTATGAAGGACGATTATTCGTCTTTAGAAAAGGAGAAGCTCAGGAAGTGGCTGATGATATTCAAGGACGCTACCTGCTTAACCTGAAACATAGAGACAAGGACGGAGCTGTTAAGCCTTCCTTTGAGGAGGTAAATGATGGGGCTTCCCAAGAATAATAAAGAAGTAATAGTAATTAAGCAAGGAGGCAAGGTATCACGGTATGATGAAAACAGCCGTAAGATAGATACCTGTGTGTTTGAAGAGGTCGAACATCTTAAGTGTGTAGATTACATGCCAGTAGGTCGGTTTGAAGATGTAGAAACAACTCACAAACTAGAAACTTCCTCCACACTAGCCACTTTCTATTTTTCACTTCACAACCAGCTACACACCTGTGACTTTGACATAAAGCATGGCTATTATGTTATCCAGCGTGTGAGTGTTCGGTGTAATTATAATAACTGCCCTGAGGACGCTGGTGTTGTCTTCTGGAAGGTTGTTGGTATCAAGACTTATGAGGTACTACCCGGTTGCTGGGACGTTAAATTGACGGTACAGCGACTAGCAGGACGTGAGCATGAGCAACTACTCTTTGAGTGCAAGCCTTATGTTAAGCAAATGCAAGGGATTATTGCCGTAGACCATGACTGACATTTCTAAAATCACAGGTGATGAGCTCCTAAGGGAGTTTGCAGAAGTTGTGTATAATGTTGCTCTTGAGTCTAGGGCAGAGGTATCCAGAGCCACTGGAGCTCTTAGAGAGAGTACCCAGATAAAGCGCACACGAAATGGCTTCTCTGTGTCAGTAAGTGCTGATACGTTAAGGGAGAAGTCAAAGCAAGATAGGTTCTACGCTGCCACATATATGTTAAAGGGATACCCTAAATCAGGGCTACCTCCCTTCAACTATATTGAAAATGCCACAAAGATTATGGGAGGACAGCTCCTTCCACTCTCTGTGTCAAGTATGTCAGCTAGACAGCCTAGTGGGCGTAGAGGCTCAGGTATTGGTACAAGCACCGATATAGGTAAAGAAGTGCTAGAGGAATGGATTAGTGCAAACAAAGGTAAGTCAAGGATTATAAGGAGTCTTAGAAGGTGATTAGCAGTATTTATATCAATATAAAGAAGTGGTTACAGCTCTACGGCTACGAAGTCCTAGACTACTTTATCCAAGTGGATAATAAGAAAGAAACCGACCCAAGGAAACGTTACAGAGAATTTGATGAGCAATTCAATGTTCATGTAGGGACTTCTGAACACTATGAGAATAATCAAGGCTGGGATACTCCCTTCTTGGCGATAGACATTGTGCCAGACCCCCTAAACAAAGGCTGTTTTAAACGGTATATAGTTAACTTCTCTGTGTATTACTCTTCTGTGTCACCTACCACAGGTAGACGTTGTATAGAGAATACACCAGAGGGCAAGCTAGAGTATCGTGACGGTGTGTATCAGGCTATATGCGAAATGATATATCATCAAGTTAAGACAACAAGAGGCTTGAAAATGAAGACCTTCGCTGATGATGTAGCTTCTAAAGACGATTGGTACTTGCCAATAAAAGTAACCCCTGTGAAATTTGGGGACTTAACAGACTTTAGCAGTGAGCTCACAGATGAGGTTGGAATGTTCAGCTTCCCAATAACTTTATCAATTTTTGAATGTTAGGAGAATATAATGGCAAATCGTTTGTCTTCCGCTGATGTAGAGCGTTTCTACATGACACGAAATGAACTGGCTTCTCAAGGTAACTCCCGATTGGAGCTTGAAGCAATGTCACTTGTTCGTGAATATTTGGCTAACTACCAAGACCCAACTCCTGTAGCACCTAGCGGTCCTGTGATTGGTCCTGCTAATAAAGCTACAGAAGAAGAAGGAAAAGAAAACAAATAAGGAGTTACACTAAATGGCTTATTCATCTACCAATATGTCACACCCTTTGTACGGCTTTAACAAGCAAGATAAGAATGACATTATCACAGTAGGAGTTACTGAGGAAATTCGTCCAAGTGTTCGTTTGAAAGCTAACCGACGTATCGCAGTCGATACAGGTACTGAGGTAGGTTTTGACGCTAACAAAGTTCCTCAAGACCAAATCAACTGTGGACCTATTAAGTGTTTGAACACAGGTACACTGTTTGTAAAACACGCTAACAAGAAAGCGAAAGTTCGCTATCAAATTCGTTCTCACCCAGACAAGTATGCTCTTGGTTTCAACATGATTTACCTGAACTTGCCTAAGGCTGGTACTTACACACTTCGTGCTAAAGTATCTGACTACGCTGACGCAACTCAGACTAACTCATTTACCTACGCTTACAAGTTCGCTGTGACTGCTCCGGGAGAAGTTCTTCGTACAGTAGACTTTACTGACATTGTATCACTGAATGACACTGCTAATGGCGGCGGACAAACAGGTACTGGTTGGTATCCAGAGTTCAAGAATGGCAAGCTGACAGGTAAGCCAAATGCTAAATCAGCAGGTATCACAATTTCTTATGAGGTTGAAGCTTCTGCTGATACTGAACTGGAAGAAACAGCTCAAATCGGTTTCAGCTCAATCTACATTGTGGGTGACCGTTCAGAGCTTCGTAAGTTCTCTAACGTACTGTTGTCTTGCTTGACTTCATTCACACATAATGTCTCTGTGCCAGCTTCTGACGCTCGTTGCTTCGGACGCCAATATGACGCAGAACAGATTGAAGTAACCAAGGAGATTACAGCTACAACTACTTCTGCTAACGATTACTGGTTGAACCCACTTGAAAGTGTGTCTAATCTGGTAACAAGTGGTATTCCTCAAACTGATACCTATGTGGTTGATGAGGTTACTGTAGATGGTAAGAAGTACGGTGAGATTTACCTCCCAGACTTGTACTTTGGTGACTGTAACACAATCATCATTTCACTTGACCGCTGTGAGTCTACTTACCTCTCAATGCTTCCTGTGTCACCGGGTGTAAGCCTTCGTGCTGATGAGTTTATTGTCATTACTGACCAAAAACTTGCAACACCTCGTGGAACAGTCCTTGTGAGTGAAGACTACATTGGTGAAGAAGTCCTTGTGACTTACAACGCTGAGCGTGAAGTTGAGCTGATTGTAGCAAATGACAAACGTCTTGACAAGACACACTTCCGTGTGACTCAACACGTTAAGGATACTAAAGGTAATGACCGCTACTACGTATTTAACAATGTTCTTATCACAGAGAACTCTCGTGAATACGGTACAGATAGTGAAGTTACTCTGTCCTTGACACTAACAATCTCACGTGACGATAACGGCAATTTCTACGAAGTTCGTAAGGACAGTGGAGACTTAGCCTAATAATTAGAAGGAGAAGTTATGGTAGTTCGTACTATCGGAGTTAATATTACAGGAGCAGAAGACGTACAGCGTGTTCAGTCGCTCCTTAATGGACTAAAGAAACAGGTAGGCGAAGTCAATAACCTCCTCAAAAAGGAACTAGGGGCAGGCAATAAGTCTGCCTCTTTTAAGGTTAATATAGGGTTCTCTACAGCACAGTTCCAGCGTGAATGGAGTGCTTTTAAGAAGAGAGTAGCACCTACATTAGAGGTAAAAGTAAAGCTCACTGGGGATAAAGGTAATGGTACTGACCCCTTAGAGAATATGAATGATGGGGCTAGACGATTTATGTCTAACTCCCAATCTCTAAGGACTCAGCTTAACACCATCGGAGGAGCTCTTGATGGGCTCTCTAGCAAGACTTTGACACTAGGCAAGGCTCTTGGGGCTCTGTCTATTGGAAAGGTGCTAGGAGGCAATCTACGCTTCTCTACGGGTATCTTTGGGTTAATGCTTAAAGAGATTAACACAGTAAGGAATGTTTTACAGAAGGGCTTTACAGTCGGTAAGATTGTTACTGCACCAGCTGTGAAAACTCTTACTGCTCTAGGTAACCTTGGTACTAGGGTAGGTAAAACCTTTGTGAACCATTTCAACTCAGCGTTATCTAACCTTGGACGTGGTGTTATTCACATGAATAGCTTCCAGAACATCTTCAACCGTATCGGTCAGACGATTAACCGAGGTGTGCGTAGTATCGTACAGCAGACCAAAGAGCTTGGTGACGCAATGGTTACCTATGAGACACAGATGGCTTCTTTCGGACAAGACAGAGGCACTACAGAAGCTGTGGCTCAGGAAATCTCTAGGTATGGAGCGGCGACTGCCTATAATGGAGCTGATTTGCTTCGTAATACTGGTTACTTTACAGCCCTTGGAGTACAAGACCCTGTGAAGCTGACTAAGGCTATTGCTGGTCTGGTTGCTACAAATAAAAACCCTATTGATGACTTTGCAGGGGTAGCTAAACAGCTTACTGACGCATTACAGGCAGGTAAGTTGAACTGGCAAGACTTCCGTATCATTCAGTACCGTCAGTCACCTGTGGCAACACGATTGATTGATGAGGAGCTTGCTAAACGTGGCTATCTTCAAGATGATAAGGGCAACCCAGTGAACAAGCAGACGGCTATCCGTAAAGGGTATTTGTCTCTTGAGAAATACTTGGAAGTCCTTACAGAAGTAGGTAACAGTGACGCACTGCAATCCCTTACAAACACTATCAAGACACCTAAGCTTGCTTGGGATAACTTGCTGGAAAACATTGGGTTAAAAGCCAGTGGTGCTGTAGGAGCAGAAGGACCTTTGAAAGGGCTATATGATAGTATCGTTGACTTTATCAAGGATATTACTGCTCTTGTAGAGAAGTCAGACCCTGTGTGGCAGTATGTAGGTGAGAAATCACAGAAGGCTGTTGCAGGTATCCGTGGTTACTTCTCTGAATGGAATAAAGCTTTCTCTGAGCAACTTAAGGGAAGTCTTCCTACATTCCTAAACGGAGTCGAAGGAGGATTTTCTGGAGGAAGAGTAGCTCAGGGACTTAATGAGATTACACAGGCTTTACTGGCTATGGGTAATGCAACTACTTCACAGAACCTTGGAAGAGGGCTTTCTGAGGTAGCTTATCAGTATGAGCGCCTTGTGGTTAAGTTTATCTCACTAGGACAAGTCATGCTTGATAATGGAGCTCTTGATACAGTGGCTAACTTTATTGCCCTCTATGGGGATATGGTAAGTCAAGTAGCTAACAGCTCTGTGATTAAGAATAGTTTGACATTTATTAACTTTATCATTGATGAGGTTAAGAAGACTGTCAATAACGGAGCACTAGTAAATGGAGCTGATAGAGCCTTTACAGGTCTGTTAGATTTCTATACACAGCTTGTGTCCTTGGCTAGTCTATTTATCAATGATACTCCTATTGTAAGTAAAGGGTTAGAGTATGCAGGTCAGGTACTTACAGCTATGGCTACAGCAGTATCTTCTGTGAAAGACCTAGCAAACAATATGTTCAATGGAGGAGCTTCTGGTAACTTCAAGAAGGGGCTTGAGTTAGGTTTCCAACAGGGAGTAAGTGGCTATGGAGAAGACCCTAGAGGTCTTGGACGTACAATCCTATTTATTCAGAAAGTCAGAAAATTCTTTGAAGACTTGATGAAGGAATATAACAACCTATTTAATACCTTCCAGTATGCTAACCAAGTAGGCGCTGAGAAGTACGGAGTCAAGATTGGCAACTTCATAGGTGAAGTGGCTAATATCTTTGGTAAGATTATTGAGTGGTTTGAGACAAAGATTAAACAGCTTAATGGTCGGATTAACTTCAATACTATTAAGACCCTCGTGGAAGAAGTAGGTAAAATGTGGCTCTCTGTGGTCAATATGCTTACTGACACGGTTACTAAGTCTATTGGCTCTTTACCTAAAGGACGGCTAGAGCAGGGCATGAAGAACTTCTCTTCTGTGTTCCAGAATATGCAGAAGTCGCTACAGCCTATCTATCAGGAACTTCTCACAGGAGCTCTTAAGAGTATCACAGGAAACACTGGTAAGAAGCTGTTTCAGGCAATGGCTGACTTTGTGAAAGCCGTTGTGTCCATGATTAGGGATATTCTTAAGTACATTGGACATGGTTCTGTAGAAAGCGGATTTAATTCAATCCTAAAATTCTTTACTAATATTCTCAACTTTATGACTGAGATTGCTAAGTTCATGGGACAATATCCGGGACTTACAACAAGCCTGATAGGTCTTGTGACTATCTTTGGTGTGATAGGTAAAGTCTTAGGTTCAGCTGCTAAAATGGTTACTGTAGCTAATGCACTTGGGTTAGGCAACCTAGCTTCTGGAGCTGGGGGTATTGCTGGAGGAGGACTTTTAAGTACGACTCCTATAACCTCACTTCTTGCAAATTCAGAAGGAAATGCTTTACAGCAGTTACTTGCTAGAGCTGGTACTCCTGCCCTCAATAGTGCTGGGCTAAAGGTTGGTGCATTTGGAGCTTCTCCTATAGGAGCTATCGCTTCCTTAGTTGCTCAAATGATTGCTGACCCTGTGCAAAGAGCTATTGGAGGGCATGGAGGAGCTACTGTAGGTGGAGCACTTAAGACAGCAGGGGCTGGTCTTGGCTTAGCCGGAGCAACCTTCACAGGAGCTTCTCTAGGTACAGCTGTGTTCCCCGGAATTGGTACTGCTATTGGTGCTCTATTAGGTGCTATTACCAGCCTACTCCTTGGGGGAGGTAAGAACCTTATGGACGGTATTGAGGGACTCCTTACTGGCTACAATGATGAATACCGTAAACAGGCGGCGGAAAACGCTAAGTCTATTAGAGAGAACGCAGAGGCTGTGTCAAGAGCACAGGCTGATGAGCATACCACAAGGGACATCTTAGGCTCTAAGGTTACTCTTGGAGGATACCTGCAAAACGTAACAGATATGCAGAAGAAAGTGTTTGGTAAGCTTCAACAGAACTTCACAGACGCTACTGCATATATGCAGAACTCTATGCAACTGTTAGAGCAAGCAGGAGCTACTGACTCCGCTACTATGAGGCAGACACTCTTTGACCTTGGTTATAACGCACAGAAGCCTCTTAAGGACATGCAGGGCACTTATGTACGCATAGGTGAGGAATTGATGTCTTGGGAGCAATTAAAGGCTCAGAACGGCTTATATGGCTCTGAGGGAGACGAAATCCTCTCTGCTCTCCTCAATCAGGTAGCTATTGCTCAGGGTAGACAATTCACAGATATTGTTGATGAGCAAGGAAACCTGATTACTCAGATGGACGCTTACCGTCAAGGTGCTCAAAACCTCACAGAGGAAAAGAGAAGAGAGCTTCAACAGAAACTCATTGACGCTGGTGTGTCTCGTGACCAAGTATTACAGCTTCCTGATAAAGCCCTTGAGTTCCTTGTGAGTCAGTATGATACCTATACTAACACCATGAAGGCGGAGAAGGATAAAGCTGACCATGAAGAAAAGGAAAGTAAGCATAAGGGAGATTTGGGTGACGCTTGGACTCGGATAAAGAATGGTATAGGAGCTGTCTGGGAATGGGTTACTGGTATATTCAACGGAATTGGTGAGTGGATTGCAGGTGCTCTTGCAGGACTTACTGGAGGAGACTCCAATAAAGCCAAGAAGGAGTATAAGAAGAATAAGAAGAAAATACCTTCTGGTAGTGGTCTTCTATTCTCCACTGGAGGTTTTGTAAACTACCTTGCCCAAGGAGGAAGCCCTCTACTTGGAGGTATCTTCCAGCCTAGAGGTACTGATACAATCCCTGCAATGCTTACTCCGGGTGAGTATGTTCTCCGTAAGAGAGCTGTGGATAGCCTAGGAACTAACTTCCTAGATAATCTAAATCGCTTCGGTATTGGAGCTCTTGGAGGTAACAGGACAACTACAGTAGTGAATAACTACTATAACAACAATGCAAGTGTTAATCAGAATATTGATAACAAGTCCAACTACCTGAATGGTATGTATGGACTGGATAGATTGATGAGGTATGTTTAATGGGATATAGAGGCGAAAATGTAAATAAGCCTAGACGATATATTCAGTATAACGACCTTGTGTTCACAGGGACACGAAGCATACAAGAGCAAGCTGAGAGTGTAGCCTTTAGAGTTAATTCAACTACGAAGGCTTTCACCCATGGCTCTTTTGTAGGTAATAGAGGTGATGAGCTACTTGTAGACACCCACACTATTAGCTTCAAGATGGCTCTGAAAACAAATACATGGAGTGATGAGAATATCCGTGTGCATTATGACTTCATAGTCCATCAGCTCACAAGAAAGGGCAAGCTATGGGCTGTTGATAGTGGAAACCAGCTTATCTGGTGTCATGCCTACTGTACTAGTATGCAACAGCAGAAAGAGTGGACGCTTACCGACAACGGCTACCTTGTGTTACAAGTTGAGTTTAATAATGCAGAAGGTGTTTGGCACAAGGCTAGTGAGCACAAGACTTACTTTGATAGGTTCGACCTGTGTAGCTTTACTCAGATGAAAGCAGATTGCCTTAAATCACGTTGCTGTGATGATAGCCAACCTTGCTCAGAGTGTGAGTGTTGTAATGATAACTGCTCGGATATGAAAGACATGATTGACTACTGTTCAGCTGTTCAGGACATAGACTTCAATGATGAGTTCTTTGACCTCTGTGACAGTAAGTGGAGAGTAGTTCATAACTGTCAAAAGGCTAGGATTGATGGCAAGACACTTCCAGAGCTCTATGCACATGCCCTCTGTGACCTCTGTGTAAACGGGGAGCTTCATAAGACGTTTCAGGCTGATACAGTGTTGGATAGCACTCAGTGGAGAGTCGGACTGTTTGGTCATTTCAAAGACCCAATTATCACAGTAAACAATACCAATATCAAGGTAAAAGGTGAGTACAACGGGGTTCTTACACTTGACCAAAGAGGAAATGTACGGTATGCTAGTAGTTTGGAATGTCTTGAGTATGACTACAAGGTTGTCAAGCTAGATAACTTGTCTTACTGTGAAGGACCATTCAGAATTATTAAAGGCAGAAATACCATAAATGTATATGGTGTATTATCAAGCACAGCCTGTGCTTATGTAGATTACGAAAGGCTTACACTATGATAGGGAAAATTATAAATGGAGGAGACGGTTCAAGAGACCATCTATTATTGCCTGAGGATTTCTTAGGTGACTTTTCGCTAGACTTTAACTTGATGGAAGTTCCGTCAATTCCAATTACTATCCCTTCTAAGTATGCTAAGCTATTGACTGGAACAACTCAAATTAGCCTGTCTAGTGATGATTGGAACTTCCTAGGCACTGTGTATGAGAAGAGGACAAATCATAAATCAGGTACTTGTACTGTGAGCCTCACTCATATCGTAGGACTTCTTGACAAGAAAAACCTCCCGACTAATGTTACCTTTAAAGATAGCACAGTTCAGGAGGTTGTTAAGAAGGTTAAGGAATACTGGAAGGACGCTAAGAATGACCTAGTAAACCTTATGAAATTTGAGTTTGTAGACAAAGTTGAACGCAAGATAGAGTATGAGTTTTCACAAGAAACGGTCCTACAGTTCTTAACAAAGCTCTGTGAGAAGACACAGGATATGCAATGGCGCATAGATAAGAAAGACCCTTTTAAGGTAACGTTCTCAGCCATGGGAGCTAAGAAGGAAGTCATGATTTCCCCTGAAACCTATCTGATTGACCTTGGAGAAGTTCAGGAAAGCTTCCAAGGAGTAATGAACTCTGCTGTGGTACGCTCAGATAAAGCAGACGCAGGAGCAAGTTCCTTGACCCTTCGGGATATATTCCATGACAAGAAACTCATGATTGAAGGCTTTCCTGTGATTAAGACAGATAGACCTGTAAACTCACAGAGACACTTTGATTATCCACCGCTCCCTGTGTTCGCTACTGATATGTCAGAAGATGAGTATGCTATCCTAGATGAGGAAGGAATTGCCCTCGAAGCAGGAGAACTCTATTGGGGAAGCATTACAACTAATGACACACAGGCGATAGCTGGTGAGAATAAGGAAGTGTCTGATGAGGACCGTATTAAAGCCACTGTGCAAATGTATAAGTCGGCTATTAGGAAGATGAGAGCTTCAAGGAGGAAGGTTATATATCCTGTGACTACTTCACCTCTGCCAGCAGGGGTTCAAGTAGGAGACAAAGTAAAATTTGTCTTAGGAGTAGACCTTGTGGAGCTAACACCTTGCAGTAAATATTATACTAAAGTGCTCAGAGCAAATGACTGGTTTTATGTAAACAAGATGAGTTACCAATACTCTACAGGAAATTCACTTGTGCTTAGCCTAGAGCTGAGTAAGTTCTTATCAGTGGATAGAGAGGTGACTTAATGGACGCTGTTACTAGGTTAGTAAATACAGTAAGAGATACTAGAGAGCGAGTTACACAATCAAGCCGTCAAAGGCGTGGAGGTGTAACCGACCTCTTTGGTGTTGACTATGTAGACACAATACGGAACACAGAGGAAATGGTTGGGGATAAGAAGAAAGAAGCCAACTATCACCTCACTGTGTCAGGGGACTTGGACAGGTTTCAGCGCTGGTTTCTTAAGGTTATTGTTACAAATAACAAAGGAGACAATTCAGAGCAGGAACAAGAGGGTGTTCGTCCTATGTCTGATGTCCACTTAGAAGTCTTTGCACACAATGCAACTACTGGACATAGTGAGACGATTGACCTGACACCATTTCTAAAGGCTATATGGAAGTGTAACTGGATTGCAGACGCTAAAGGTGGGGAGGGTATCTTCCCTAATGGTAATCCTATGGAAGGCTATGACCTAATGAAAGTTGCATGGTATCTCAATGATAAGCAGAGAGAGGCGCTATATAGTCCGGGAGAAAAGATATTCTCTGTGAAAGCACTAGGAGACGCAACAGTGACATTGCGCCTTTATTTGAAATTTAGTCACATAAACTAATATGTACGATTTTAAGGATTTATATAATAAACACAAACATTACACAGAGAGGTTAGACCGGCTAAGGGTTAAGCAATTTAAGGTGGAACAGCACCTAGAGGCTCACCCACAGGACTATACCGCTGTGATTGATAACATGAAGTTAAAGAGTGATATATATAGGGAAGAGAAGAAAGTACAGCAGGTACTTATGATGATGGAGGTTGTCTTTGAGTAGACTAGAATACCTATACCTAATCAGGACTACTATCCAGAAGCTAATGTTAAGTCTAATAGAAGATAGTGATTTATTTTTAGCAGGACAAATTTTAGAGAAGGGTTGCTATGACAGTTTAGTCTTCATGAATTATGATGTTAAAAAGTCAGTAGCCATAAGTATATGCAATAATAATAGTGTTATTTATTGTCCTGTTGATGACTATTCAATAGCTGAATATGGCTATTTGTACTTCCCAACTATGGAACTTTTTGCTTTGTGTGAAAGTTTACTGAAAGACAATAATGGTGTATAATTATGGTTAGGAATTGCTACGATATATGCAAAGATAAACTTGGAGAGCATTACGATTTTGATGGTTCTGGAGGAGGTCCGGGGGGGAACTGGCAATGCCTTACAGAAGACCACTACGTTACAACTAGTGATAATAGGTATATTTCTGTTGCAGATTTATCTGTAGGAGACAAGTTATCCACTGGAAATGTTGTAGTTGAAAATTCTCCTAAGAAATCTGAGGTCTACTGGTTAAGAACTACTCAGGGGTACTTTTCTGTAACGAAAGACCATAGAGTGTTCTTGAAATCTGGTGGTTACAAGTTAGTAACTGAGCTTACTGAGGAAGATGAGCTTATAGTTGACTTATCTAGTAATGAAGAGTCACTATTCAAGCTAACTCCTGATGAGTGGAGGTTTTTCGGATTTTGGTTAGGAGATGGCCACTGTGACTATAGGTATGAGAATACTAAATCTCCTGTAGTTAAGGTTACTCTTGGTACTAAGAAAAAAGAGGATTATATTCTCAACTTAGACCTTGAACTAAATCACTATACTCATACTAATAAAGTAACTCCTGTAGTATCTCTTGTTAATAAAAAACACAGAGAGCTGAATAGGTTAGTACACTTATGCAGAGGTAAATACATTTCAGATATGTTTACTGCTGAGGAGTATGGTTACATTATTGAGGGATATTGTCAAGCAGACGGTTACGTTGTTGGTAATTCTTGCACAATAACCTCCATAGATAAGAGATTACTCACTGTAATTCAGCATGGCTGCCATGTAAACGGTTGGAGCGCTTCATTATCTAAAAGACTTGATAGAGAAGCTACAAACTTCTGTGATAATCCTAAGCCTGTCTGGAGGTTACGGATTGTAAAAGGCAACAAGCCTGTGTCAATGTTTAAGTCCCTTACTTACAAAGGTAAAGAGACTATATGGGTATTGAATACTACAGGTGACCACAGTTATTTTGCTGATAACCAGCTTCACCACAACTGCTATGACCTCGCTAACTACGTTGCCAGCTTCTTTGGAACTAGGCTTGTAGGTCCAGTCGCCGCCACTATCGTATATGATAACCCCCAGCTTTACAGACTAGCCCTTGTTAAGACCTATGACGGTCAGCTAGAAACCGGGGATATGATTATCTTTGGACCTGTGGCTTATAACTCAGCAGGGCACGTAGCCTTTTACGGTCACGGTGACCAGACAAGCGCTACCTGTATAGACCAAAATCACCCTGCATGGAATCCTGTGACTGAGCACACTTTTAACTTGTTACCACTGAATCCTACACATATTGTAAGGTTTTATAACCAAGAAGGGTACTCAGCAGGAGGACAATCCTCTGGTAATCAGCCGGGAACTATTTCTGGTAATGATACTACTAAGACCAAGACAAGGACCTATCAGTTCTGGGAGGTCACCTGTGATGAGACTGAGGTACTTAAGGAGAAAGATGGAGAGTTTATTGAAAAGACTTTCCAATGTTCCAAGTACACAGGGCTGGAAGATGGTGACTGGATAAAGATTGACCGCTGGGACGGCTCAGCCGGTTATATCCGTAAATCCTGTGCTAAACGAAGAGAAGACCTTGACGTAGTAGTAACAACTAAGAAAGACGCCTCTGTGACTAATGACTTGCCTTCGGGTACAGCCAATTATGACGGAGGAGATATTTCATATGGAGGCTATGTACTTGCCAAGGATAAGATAAGTGCAATGGCTTCCGCCTGTGCCAAGTATGGAATTTGGCTTCCCGGATTTATCTGTCAGACCTATCTGGAAACTAACTGGGGACAATCTCCTGGAGCTTCCTATGCAGGTCCTGAGAATAACTGGGGAGGTCTTACATGGACTGGAAACCCTCAGCGTGAGTCTGGTGTAGTAGTGTCACAAGGAGCTCCACGGGCAGAAGGTGGTTACTACATGAAGTTTGCAAGTCTCAAAGATTACTTTGAAGACCATTGTAACCTCATTTCAGACCGTATCGGAGGAGCAGACGCATTATATCACGCAAACAACAAATATGATATTGAAAGCTTCACAAGAGGACTATTCAGACCTGTGGCTAAGTATGATTACGCTGCCGTCGGTCTAGGAGCTTATATAGCTCAAATGAGTAGTATCTACAATGGAATGAAGCCTCAGCTTGATGAAGTGATGGGACACATTAAGGAAGGTGAGCCTTTGCCTACTGCCCCCGCTGTGACTAAACCAACATTTCCAAAAATTGAAGTTCCAAAACCTAAGCTACCACCGCTTAAGACAGGAAACAAAGCAACTGACCGACGCTCACGTTGGATTTAAGGAGGAAACATGGCGTATAAGCTACCAAAAGAAGACCAGCTGTGTGGAGTTGTATATAACACATACACAGGTTACAAGCCTATTCCCAAGGCTACTTGCCCTGCTAATTCGGGAGGGTGTGGGGATAATATTAAAGTAGTTCTCAACTGTGGTAAAGAACCTAAGCAGAACGCATTACCTGAGTATTACACAGATGGCACTATCCGTGCTTATGTGCAAGAAAAGGTAGGTCACAATGACCACCCTGTGCACTTCAAGAGTGATACGCCAATGGCTAATCCTCTTGTGATTGACCCTAAACAGTTTACACGAAGTGATGACCAGCCAGGTAATCTCTATAAAGACTTTATTCAGGCAAATGGGTACACTCATGTGAAAGCTGGTGGAGGTCAGTTTACTCAGCTTAACTCAGATGGTACATTCACTGTGTCCTATGAGTCAGTTGATAACAAGACAGCTATTGTAGAATTTGGGAAGATTGATTAAGGAGTAGATAATGTCAGATAAAATTGTAAATGTATATGTAGGAGAGTGCTTCCAAGAAGGAGGACAAGCTGGAGGAGAAGGTAAGACCTATGGACTCTCACTCTCTGGGAATAAGCTAAAACTAGTAGAAAATGGACAACAAAGTGAGGTTGACCTACCAGCCGGTGGTGGAGGAGGTGTCTCTGATAAACATGTAGAGGCATTTAATCAATTAATGTACATGTTAGCAAAAGTACAGTATGACCCAGAGAAAATTTTCTCTTCCCCAGCAGGGCAATATACACTCACTCTTTCTGGGGATGGGAGTATTGATACTCCATATACTCTTAATGTTGTCATTATTGATAAAGAACTATCTCCATCAAGTGTGAGTATTTCAGATGTATATAATATCAAGTGGCAGTTTTTAAAGGATAGCCCTAGTACAAGCAATTTATTTACTAAAAAAGTAAACATTCTTTATGATGATACTTTAGTAAATAAAGATGGTAGTATAGATAACCTTGATTTATCTAAATTACCTCAGGACATAAGAGCTTTTAACTTGACAGTAACTCCAGTGTAGTAGGTGGGTTAGCTAATGAATAACCAATGGATTGACAGTATTCTTAGTAGACAGGAAGTCATAACCTCTGTGACTCTAGTAATCACAACATTATGTACCTTCCTTGTGACTAAGCTAACACAGAAGACTAAAGAGGCAGAAGCTCATCAAGAGGCTCAGGAAGAAATGGCTAGAAGTAACAAGCGCTCAGCTCTTAGAAATGAATACCTTCAAATCTATAACTCAACCGAGTTCTCTTGGGAACAGAAGTATCACTTAACTCGTGAAATTATCACATCGTACTATGCTCTTAATGGAAATCACTACATTCATGAGCTAGATGAAAGACTTTACTATAAGAAAGAGGAAGAAGTAAATGAACCTAACGAATAAACAATATGACATTGCTAAACGTATTATCACAGTAGTTATCCCAGCGTTTATTACGTTGCTAACTGCGCTAGGAGGTATCTATAAATTTGACCCATCTGTTGCTATCGGTACTATTTCCGCTATCACTGTGTTTGCAGGTGTGGTTCTTGGTATCTCAAGTAATAACTATGCGAAAAATCAGGAAGAAACAGAAACAAAACAAGGAGAACAGTAATGGCGATTAGTTACCAAGACTTTAAGAATAGGGTACTTGGTAATGGGTTCGATATTGATGGTTGGTTTCTTTTTCAGTGTTGGGACGGCTATGCACAGTTCTGTATAGAGAACGGTATCCCTTATGCTAACTGCACTGTGTCAGGTTTTGTGAAAGACCTGTGGGAACAACGTCATTCAAATGGTATATTAAACTACTTTGATGAAGTAACCATGCTAGAGCCCGGTGACCTTGTAATCTTCAAGGAGCACCCTTGGACTCCTTATTCACACGTTGCTGTGTTTGACAGCGATATTGATGGTGTGTATGGAACATTCTTAGGGCAAAATCAAGGACCTAATAGTAGCCTAGATAGAGGAGGAGAGTTCTCTCTTACAAGACTTCCTTATGAAGCTACCTATGATACAGCCTTTAGGCTTAAGCCTGGAGTCGGAGGTCAAGCTACACAGGCTCAGCAAACAAGCTCAGCTAGTGGACGAGGCTTCGTAAATGGAGCACCGGGACTTAAGAAGGACGAATACTTCTTAGATGTATCAGCCTACCAATCAGCAGACCTCACAGCTATTACACAGCAATCAGGTACTAACAAGACAATCATTAAGGTCAGTGAGCACACTACCTACCTGTCAGACGTTAGACAAGCTCAGGCTGATACCTCTGTGCCTATTGGTTATTACCACTTTGCACGATTTGGAGGTGATGTAGGACAAGCTCTTGCAGAAGCTAACTTCTTCCTGAGCAACCTACCAAGCAAGCCTGTGAACTATCTTGTGTGTGACTATGAGGATAATGCTAGTGGAGACATGGAAGCCAATACACAGGCAATCTTAGCGTTCATGGACGCTTGTGCTGGAAAAGGCTATCAACCAATCTATTACTCATACAAGCCATATACTTTAGCAAACGTAAACTATAAAGCCATCTTGGCTAAATACCCTAACTCTCTGTGGATTGCAGCATACCCTAACTATGAGGTAACACCTACCCCTGTGTGGGAGGTGTATCCTACCATGGAAGGTATCCGCTGGTGGCAGTTCACTAGTACAGGTATTGCTGGTGGCTTAGATAAAAACATTGCTATTCTTAGTGATGATATTGCAAACAACCAATTTGAAGAAGAGGAAGACGAAATGACAAACTATGTAATCCGAAGCAATTCAGGTAAGCAGGGCTACCTTGCTATTACTAATGGAATTGTTTGGGGAATTGGAGACATTAAGACAGTAGGTGAGCTTCAAAATGCTAAGCATGTGCACCTCAACCTACCAGACGGAGACTTTGACCGTTTCATTAACGCACAGAAGTCTGATGATGTGACGCAAGAGGCTATCGCAAAAGCTATCGAAGACGCTAACAAGAGCCTTACCGAAGTTATTGCAGGTGAGCCTAAGGAATAGACCCTAGGGGTTGAGGAGGGAATATGTAAATGTTTCCTCTTCTTTTTAGTAGGAGGAGTTATGCCCAATAAAAAACTACCCTGTGTATTTCCAGACCCTATGTGTCCTCCTAAAGAGAATGGGGAAAAGTGGACTGAGCAGGAACTAGCCCAAAGTGAGCAATTACTTGAAGCATATAAGGTAGACCTGTGTAAATGGATTGATGAGAAGTGTAACTATAATGGAGGTATTACTCCTGAGGAAAAGGCTGAGTATGAGCGTAAACTACTTGCTTATAACAATGCCTTGGCACGTTATAAAGAGCTCATTGAGAAATATGAAACCTACCTAATTAACAAATCTGAATATGATAAAAAACTAGCTTCTTATACTAAGGAGCGTAATGCTATTCAAGCTGAGATTACCCGTATTACAGCAGAAAACGCTGAGCGTACTAAGCGTAACAAGGCTAAGCAAGACCAGTACACAGCTGACAAGGCTCAGTATGACAAGGACATTGTTGTCTATCGTCAGAAGAAGCGTGAATATGATGAGGCTGTTGACCCTGAGCGTAGACGTAGGCTTGAGAATGAGGCACTACAACAAGCCCTAGACCGTGTGCAACGAACTACTCGTATGAATGTGTTCACCTATGGCTCTAGTACAGCTGGGGGTGCTTACACGCATGTAAGCTCAAACGGTAACAACTTTGAAGTACAATGGCGCATGGTAAACACAGGACGTATTGTAGGTACTGGTACTGTCCGTGGTAATGTAGAATATCGCTTTGTGAGACGGGAAGATAGAATTGAAGCTTACATTGTAGCCTACACTATCCAGTCTGTGCAATATCAGATGAACCCTAATGACACTTGGGCTTCTGCTGGAGCTGTGTTTACAATTAATAATCACCAAGGCCAGCCTATCTGGTCAAGAAGCTATGACCCTTATCAGAGCTTCTCAGATACACCAAACCGACGGGTGGTTATGGAGCGACAAACACCTATCTACCAAACAGGACAGCCTGATGGTCAGGTAGTTATCTTCTCTACCTATGACTCATGGATTGCAGAGCCTACCTCAGGTAGTCTGAATGTGAACTTTACAATGGACCGTCTTGATGTCCAAGTACCACATATCCCAATACCACCTAAGCCAGAAGAGCCTAAAGAGCCTCCTAGACCAGTGCTAGAGCCTCAGCTCCCTGTGCCTAGTTTGCCTAATAATCCTCCACAAGAGCCTCCTAGGGTTGATAAACCTGACAAACCGGGAGAGCCTCCTGTGCCTCCTACTCCTAGACCTCTCAGACCAAGACCTAAGCGTCCTTGTAAGAAGTGTAATGAGTGTGAGGAATGTGAGAATATCGGTAGAGGACCTGATGTCTGTGAAGACCTTAAGGCTATTGCACAGGAGCGTTTCCAACGTGCTGGGGTACATGAGCTTAGAAATAAGTACGTAGTGAACCTACCTAATGTTATCAGACGCTCAGCCTATGGGCTCTGGTGTGTTACTAAGAACATTATCAATCAGCTCTGCCATGTAGGTGAAGAGTTCCAGTGCTTACGTGAGCAGACAGACCAGCTACGTAAGGAGCAAATGTGTATTCAGAACGCACAGCAAGCTTCCTGTGAGCGTTTAGCTAAGATAGCTAAGAATAACTATGACATAGGTAATAACGTGCGAAATAGGCTCATTCAGAAGCTCAGAGACGACGCACAGAAGAAGTCCATTGATATTGCTAACCAGACAGTCCGTATGAACATGTTCCCTAGAGGCTCACAAGCAGGCTCAGGTACTTACACACGGGTATCAACCTCAGGTACTAACTTTACCATTGAGTGGAACATGGTAGGCGGAGCTGTAATTGGTAATGGTAGCATTAATGGTACTGTAGAGCGTGAGTTCAGGCTTAATACAACCACAGGATATGTAGAGGCTTTCCTAAAGGCTGTTACTATCACCTCTGTGAGATATGAGCCTACAGGTGCTATGACAGGGGCTTCTACAGCTACCATGGCTGTGTTTGATGGAGCAGGTAATCAGGTTTACTATAAAGCCTATGACCCATTCCGTTCGTTTAATGAAAGCCCTAACCGTAGAATTGAGTATAATAGAACAGTACCACTACAGACCACAGGCTCTACTGGAGGCTCTGTGCATGTACTTTCTACTCGTGATACTTGGCTTTATGACCCTACCTATGGACAGCTAGAAGTGAACTTCACAAGGGATAACCTAATCCCTATTGATATTCCTCCTGTGCCTGAAATCCCTAAGGTAGAGATTGACTGTGGAAGCTGTGAGGTGAAAGAATTTGACTGCTAAAGAATGTAGCTCATGTGGAGATAAGTGTGGACATTTCACTTGTCAGGCAAGAAAATATGCCTTGTGTGATTGTCCTACTATCACTCCAGGAAGAGACGCATGTAACGCTTTACATGACCTAAATGATAATAAGATTAAGCTAATGGCACAGCGGAATGAGTCCCTACTAGCCTGTGATATTCCTAAGTTCTTAGGTAGGCTGTTCAGGGGTATCTCCTGTGTCTACAAGAATATGATATTGCAATTATGCTGGATTATTAAGAATATTTGCTGTATCTATTCACGCACTAAAGTTATTGATGAAAATAACAAATGTATTAACCAGAAGCAAGAGAAAATGGTTCAGGGAATGAAAGACCTGCAAGCTCAGATGAATAAAATTCTTGAGCTTTATAACCAGTATGCCACAACCAAGATTGTGGTAGCTGACAGCTCTTTTGAGGGACTTGTAGCCACTCTTGAAGCACTACCAGAGGAGGAGCTTTAATGGCAGACTGCGTAACTTGTATGAAATGCAGGTTTAAGGAATGTCAGTGTGATAATGGTTGCAAACCTAAATGTATAGACATAGGCAAGACCTGTGATGATACCTGTCAAAAGGTTAAGGACTTGCACAAAGACCTACTAGAGCCCATAGCTCCTATGTTTGAAACAGGTATGCCCTGTGACATGAGGGAGCTTAGCTCTAAGGGCTTTAGTAATGTATTTATGTTTGTCAACAATTTTATCAATGTCCTGTGTCACACACTAGGGCTGACTGATATTCTAAATGACCGCATTAAGGCAAACAAAAAGAACCTTGAGGCACTTAATAAAGCTAACGAGGCTCTGTGTGGTAGGATAAATGAGCTGACAAGAAATGCCAATAAGTTGGTTACAGCTTCTAATTCTACTGTGTCTGACGCTATTGCATATAACAATAAGCTGAAACGTGAGTACAATGAGCAAGCTTCCTTTGTGAATGAATATAACAAGGGTGCACTTATTAAGTACCAACAAGACCAGCAAGAATACACAAGCCGTATCTCTACCTTACAGGCTAACTTGACCAAGGAAGGCTTCCCTCAAGCAGTGGCTAGTCAGTACCTTCAAATGTCTCCTAATGCTGTTATGGCTAAGACAATTAGAGGACGTAAGCTAAGCTCTGATACTAAAGAGCCTGCAAGTGTCAATCCTATTCCTGATGTTACTACCTTTACATCAAATGAAATGGTCTATACCTATTTAAAAGAGCGTGAGGAAATGACGGTAGACTTTGCAAATGCAACTACTATTTTAGCAGGGAAAGAGATTTCATCTATCAAGATGAGGATTACTCTTGTGTCAACTGAGCACCCTAAGAAGGCAGTGATTATCGGAGTACCTACAAATCCATATAAGCAAATTACTATCCACACAGAGGGTAGCAATGAGCAGTATAGTTCTGAGCTTATTGTAGAGGTACGTTTCTTTACTGCTGATGGTAAGGAAGTTAAGCCTACCTATAAGGAAACAGCTATACTGAACCTACAACCATTTGGTGCTGAGTCAGGTCAGGGTACTTACTTCTCAGTTGATACTGGTTACACTGTGCCTATCAATGGCTCTTATGTAACAGCACAGAACGGTAGACTAAGTAACTACACTAGAAATCCTCTAGGAGAAGGCCCTCAGTCTATTATATGGGGAGTATTCACTGACACTATCGCATTTAGTGTAGGAAGCTACAAGAAGAATGTATCAGGATTTAACCTGAATACAGCTCCTGTGATTAGTTCAATGCCAGTAGTACCTTATCAGGCTAAGCTGAAAGAACTGCCTCCTACACCTAACTACATTAACATTCATGAGAGCACAGGCTTCCTGAATGAGCTTACTTGTGGTTTATGTACCCTAGCACCTCTTAAAGAGTGTAAGACAGCCTGCTCTGTGTGCCCTCCTGTTGGTAAAGAGGCTATGATTGCTAAGGCTAAGGGGCTTGACTATATCACAGTAACAACCTTTATCGACACTGCAACTAATAAGCCTATTGCACCAGCTGTTCATGAAAAGAGCACTTTCTGTGCTCCTACACCAGATACAATATGGTATAATAGTAAGGGGTACACCCTGATACCTAATAAGCAGACCACCTCTGAGTTCACAGAAGGTACAGATAGCCTGCTTGGTAAGGGTATGATTAGAACCTGTGTGAACTACTACAGCACAGGAGGAAAGGAAACGAACTAATGACTTGTAACAAATGCTATGAGTGTGAATGTAATGACGGAAAAGACTATTGCCAAGATTGCCTTCCTGATGAAGGTACTTGGCTTATTGTCAAGTCTGAGAAGCCTGACCCATTCTATGCTGACCGCAACCATGCTTATATGGATAGTGCTGAGAATGTATGGATTTTAAACCGTGCTAGGGACGCCATGATTAAGCTCAATGGTTCAGGCTCAGGTGGAAATGGGAAGGTCTATAAAGCTGGTCAGGGTATCACTATCTCACCAGATGGGACTATCTCAGCTGTAGTCACACAGGATAGAGACACTATCACTACTGTGAATCCCGGTAATGGTATTCTGGTAGCTAAAACTAATAATGACTACACTGTGTCACTAGACAGCACAAAAGTACCTACCAATGAGCGACTAGAGAACGTAGAGCGCCAGATTGGTGAACTTAAAGCTCCTAAGGGAGTAGCCTCTGTGTCAGTAATCGGTAAAGAAGGTATTGTTAGTACACAGACAGCCACTAAGGATTGGGAAGTTAAACTTGACCCTGCTGTGAAAGCTAACATTGATAAAATCCCTGCTTTAGAAACCAAGGCTGTTGAAGTTCCTCTTGTGAACTATATCAACAAGTACCATGGTAATGGCTGGGTAGGTAAGCGTGATGAAGGTTCAGGCTATTATTCAGCACCATTATACTATCTCACAGATAAGAAGTCTCTAGGTGACTTAGGTTTCTCTGTAGGTGATAAGCTTTACATTAAGGCTAAGTTTGATGTGAATACCTCATCAGCTATCCCTGCTACTGCTCAGCTTGCTTTGGAAGCCTATGACATGGCTAATCCGACTAACTGGTATGTAGGCTGGCTTGCAGGTAAACAGTCCATGCAGGTTAAAGGCAATGAGATTACCTACACATGGACGCTTGCTGAGAAAGACCTGAAAGTAAATGCTCTGAATGTACGTATTGATGGTATTGACATTAAGACATTCCCTGTGAGATTTACTTACCTGACACTGACTACCAAGCCTGTGACGGATAGTATTCCAGAGCCTTCTGGTACACTACTAGTAGGTGCTGATAACCTCATTAAGGGAACTAGAGACGGCTCTGCTAACACTTATGGAGCTCCTAATGGAAACTACCTAGGACTAGCTATCAGTGAAAAGAATAGAGGCACAGGAGCTGGTACAGCTGACACCTTTAACGCTCAGCTAGGCTATCCTCTTAATCCGGGAACATGGTACACAGTGAGCTTCTTTGCTAAGGCAACTAGTGAGATTACTTTTGGTAACCATCTGTACTCACCTACAAAGGTATGTATTGTATATAGCTCCACAGGAGGAATGAATACTAACATTGATGGCGATGTTACTGTGAAAGTAAATGCCAACTGGGCTCTTTATACTATTAGTTTCCAAGTATATGATACAGCACCGTTTACTCCTAAAGTTCTCTTAGGGAGAATGAAGGGTAGCGTACCAAGTAACACTGTGCTACAGATTGCTGGTGTGTGCTTCTATGAGGGCACAGGACCTCGTTCTTGGGGAGCTAGCTCACTAGATGTACCAAGCAATACCGATGTCACAGAAGGTATTAACAGGCTTAATACAACTGTGCAAGGACTGAGCACCAAGGTAACTGCCTTGGAAGGCAGGGCTGACAATGATACTAAGTATTATGCAGGAAATGGATTGAGCCTTAATGGCACTACCTTCTCTTTGAATACTAATGACCTAGTTACATTCGGTGATTTAGCCTCTAAGCTAGACCGTTCAGAGTTCAGGTCACTACAAACTAAGTATAATAGTTTAGAGACAGCTGTGAAGAAGCTCCTACAAGACCTTAAAGACTCTGGTGCTTGGGAAGTTGCTGGTACAGACATTCTTGCCGGTAGCCTTAAAGCTGACCGCCATATTGCTACAGGTAATATCAACGTGTTTGGAGGAACTCCTAACGGAAACAGAGCTATCCGAACATCTAACACACTTAACGCTGGTGACCTTGCAGGAGGAGTAGAGTAATGCCAACATTCAACACAAAGGAAGAAGCCCTGACATGGGCTAAGGCTAACACAAAGTTTAAGTTAGAGAGTACAAACGCCTCTGAATTTAAAGTCCGTACAGGCTGGGATAATGCTTCCGCTGTGTGGGAAGAGAGTGTTAGTGGATTTGTAGTAGGTAAAGGAGAAGTTCAGTTCCAAGTCATTCCAACCTTTGGGTTTAAGGGAGACAAAATCATTATTAACAACCTACAGATTTATGTAGGTACTGCTAAGTATGAAGTCCAACCTGTGAACCCTACTGGTGCTGACGCTAGAATGAAGTTTACAGCCCTTGACCAGCTTGTGATTGAGAAACAGTTCCCTATCACAGGAGGATTTAATGAGAATGTCAATAGACCATTTAACAAAGCTGTGGAGCTTAACCTATACACCACTAACTCATCTGCTAGTGTGGCTAAGCTAGAACACAGCTGGTTTTCAGGGAACAAAACCTCTGAAATATTCTTAAACTGGTCTATACCATCTGAGATTGTCATTTCACCTGCTGTGCTGATTAAGCCTTGGGCTATCAGGCAGACAGCAGGAGGCCAGTTTACCTCATTCACTACGCTCAATAAAGATATGAAAGTATATGCTAATGGAACATGGAAAGTTCCTCCTAACTCAACAATAGACCAGAGCAAGGCTAAGACAGAAGGATTTGGAGCTAACCGTATCTACCTAGATAACAAATGGGTAGCTCAAGGAAAGGTAGGAAGATAATGGCTTCATACAAAGAAGAATACAAAGATAAGTGCTGGTATGAGGATTGCGCCTGTGAGGACATCTATCCAGCAGACTGTGACGCTCTACGAAAAGAGAATAATGAGGGTATCGGAAGATACGCCTGTGCAACCCAAAATCAGGACTGCTATGATAAAAACTTTTTTAAACGGGCTTTCCAAAAGATTGCTTGTCAGTTCGAGCATGTCATTCAGAACATCTGTGCTATTTGGGACTTACTCCAATGTATCACAGAGTACCTGAAAGCTCAGGGTAATCAGGGCTATGAAACTAAGTATTACCGACACACAGGGGTAGAAGGGCAGAACTTCTACAAGCCTATCATGACACGGTATGCTATCAACCTCTACAAGGACTCAGAGTATGGCTGGGACACACAGGGAGGTATTGATGATGGTAAGCGTGGTACGTTTGACCAAGACATGCACTGCTATATCCGCTGGTGTGCTGATGGTAATGAGCTTAACCCTGCTGTGGATAATACTATGACCTTTGTAGTCCGCACAAGTGGGGAAGGTTGGCCCGGTGATGAGTCTGATATGGTTAAGCAACGTGGTATCCACTGGCAAATGACAGGGCTCACAGATGGAGCTATGCCTTGCTCAGATACCATTGTGCTACCTAAGGGACAAAATATCGTGATAGAGGTTATTCAAAACAATACCTCATCAGGAACATTCCGTGTGCATAATATCAAGGTTGAGTATCACCCTATTGCTGGAACAGGGCTTCCTGATTGCTTGAAGACCCCAGAAGTGCCTAAGAAGGACTGTAACTGCTAAAAATAAAAAGACCTTAATTGGTCTTTTTTTGTTGTCTTTTTCTTTGGCGCTCTTCCCGTGCACGGTCCTTTGCACGTTCATACTCCTTAAGAGCCTTCATGAGCCTTTGCTTAGCTTCCTTCACAGTAGGCTTTCTCCTGCGTTTACCATGTCGAGTAGTAAGGGTGTTTCTAGCAAGCCCTACAGCCTTAGAGAGCTTCTTTGTCTCCTGTAAATCAGCAATAATGCGGTAGTACATGTCCTGCTCTTTACGAAGGACCTTCTTACGCTTTAGGTTAAACTCATTGCGAAGCTTGCTCTTAGTGGACTTCACAGCGGCGAGTACCTTCACCTCACGCTCAAGGGCAACATAGCGTTTGATAGCCTCATCAAGGGAAATCTCATTACCTTCTGTGTCATATAGAGTACCATCTTCTGCAATTACTCTGTCAGGAATATTTCGATTTAACTCGAATATTTCCTTGTCATAGGCTTCATCAAATATCTTTGTTGACATAGAACCATACCTCTTCCCCGTTTATTTTACTAAGCACAGTAATGTCACCTGTCTTAACAGTTGAGTAAGGATAGCCTCCTGCCCATTCACGAAGCCGTTCGTTTCTAGCTTGGAGAGACTCTACTGTCTCTTCAAGATAACAGTCTCCCATTTCATCTATATGTTTTATCGTATAGGAGGTTAATGTTCTCATTTTTTATCCTCTCAGGAATTATAAAATCCTCTTTCTTCATAGTAAGTTTCTTGTAGTCACCAATCACAGGGGGATACACCCTCCTATTTTGGTAACTCCACCATCTAAAGTCAATATTAGATATATAGGTTGTCAATTCACTCCTGTGTTCTAGCCTTCCATACACATCATATAGTCTGAATAATTGTTCCTTCCTGTTAGGACTTAACCTCAGGGATACCTTACACTCAGGCATTAGATATAGCATGTTAGCAAGCTCTATGTGTCTACCAGAGTATCCTGTGATAGGCTTGATAGCTTTGATTAAGCTGTAATATCCTACCCTCTTATCCACAGCTAGGTAGGGTATAGTTGACATGAACGCTCCTATGGAATACTCAAAGTAGCTCTCCCTACTTCCATTCCTAAGGTTCTGTGCTAGAGTGTAAGCCTCCTCAATGGTATAGAAGCCTCCCGGAAGGCTGTACTCCATTATAGTATCATAGTCCTTGACATATATGTTTATAAACACAGTGAGTAGCTTGTCAAATGTATCAGCATTTTTATATACCTCCAATAGGTGTAATATCCGCTGGACATTTTCCTTTAGATAAAAGAGAGGTGGGAACTCTCTAGGGTTAAGCGTAACCTTACTATCAGTAAGGCTAAGTGCTCCCTCAAATGAGTCCTTACCTCTCTCTAACCATGAATTGACTTCCCCAATGAATATATCGTGGTGAGAATTAGTCATCCCACTCATCATCTTCGTCATCACCATCTGCGTAATCGTCTTCGTCATCTTCAACGTCACCAGCAGGTTCAATCGCTACCACGTCCCATTGAGGCTTGTCATTGTAAGGCTCACCTTCTTCAAGGGTAATGTTCACATAGCGGTCAATAAAGTCCTCTGTGTCCATTTCACCTTTAGGGTCAAGTCCTACAGCCTCAGCAAGGTCATAAAGGTCAGCACGTCCAAATGCTGTATCAAACATACGGAAGCCGTAAGTATTAGTATCAGTACCAAAGTCTCCACGGAATGTTACCTTGTAGTAAGGCTTCTTGCCTTGTACTGAGGGCTCTACCCATTCAAAGGCTTGGATAACTACTGTAAATGTACCCTCTGTGTAAGTAAATGAAAGTCCTTCGTTCTTTTCTGCTGTAAATTTAATTTTTGACATGATTATATCTCCTATTCTTCTGTTTTCTTAGCTTTCTTTGTGCGTTTTGGTTTTTCTTCTTTCACAGGGGCTTCTTCCTCTTTAGCCTTAGCAGGCTTCTTAGTGGTCTCTCCTGTGATAAGTTTTGTGAGCTTAGCCCATGTAGGGTTCTTAATCTTGTTAGGGATTTCAATTCCCGGTTTACGAGTAACCTTGGTAGTCAAGATAGGGTTACCTGCTACCTGAGCAATGTAAACTTCCTCAATGGAGCGTTTACCGTTTTCAAAGGTCTTCTTGTTTTCCTTCTGTGTATGAGCTACAATCCGTGCAGAAGCCTGCAAGTATGAGCGTACAGCTGGAGATACATTAGGACAGATTACCCGTGGTACATCTTCCCCTTCATCTTCCTCAACGTTAATGCTCATTTCCTGTGCAAGCACAAGTACGTTCTTACCATCATAGCTAAAACCGACCAGCTGGTCAACAAGCCCTTTAAGCAGTGGAGAGGCTTCTCCATAGTGCTGGATTTGCATTTTATCCACTTTATATTTTTCCATGATATGCTTGTAGCACATTTCTTGGACATTTGTAAAGTGGTCAACAGCAATGCTTTCATAATCGCCTGTTTTAGCGATTGCAAATGCTTCAAGAATGTCTTCCCAGTTGTAACACTCAGCTACATCAACGTTATCAGTGGGGCTCACAGAAGCCAATCCACGGTCAGTGTCAATAATGAGCGTTTTGCCTGGAAGTGAGTTGATTACACTTGTGTTGTGAGTTACCACAAACTCATTGGATAGATACAAGCTTTCAGGATTGTCTACCTTAATACACATCATAGGTAGCTTCTTATCAAGCTTAGTAACTTTAGCAATACCGACTTTCTCATAACGGCGTCTCAGGCAGTTATTCTCAACAGATAAAGCACGTTCGAGTTTTCGTGGAAGTGTAAATAGTGATTTACGCTCACGTGGAGGTACTCTAAGTCCAATATCATATCCTGTACGTTTTCCTTCACGAACATCTTCATATACATGAGTTTCATACCCAAGACTTCTCGCAAGGAATACCACATCATCTCTAAGTTTAGGACTCACTGTGTAGTAAGAAGTACTTGCTCCAGCATATTTTGCTCCAATATGCCCATCATTATCCATGAGTCCTTGGAGAATCTCCCTACGGACTTCTACACTATTGAATAGGTATTCCTTAGGAATAAACTTCTCATGAGAGTACTTATCAAGCAACTCTGTGAATACCTCTTCCGTTTTAATAATGTGGTCTTCTTTTCGGAAAGTATAATTGAAATTTTTGTCAGAGTTCTTCTTGTAAGTAGCTCCTAGAAGCTCAGCAACTTTTTCTACTACAAAAGTGTCATTGGAACATAGTGTAAGCTGTCTAGAACGTAAAGCTCCATTTGCAATAAAAGTCCCTACAAGATAAGGGTGCACCTTAACTTCTTGTTCCTTGAATTGAACGTAGCTGTGAGTAGGGATATAAAATCGGTTACGAGTAACTCCCCTACTTTTTATGGTAACACCTGTGTCAATGATTTCACGTAGTGTATGGTCCTTAAGACTATTCCGTGAGGTTACTGTAGTCCAAATGTGTTCATCATTACAGATTACTGTACGTCCATCTGCTAGAGTTACCTCATAAGCGTCAATCTCCCCTTGTGGGAATGTTCCCACCACTTTTGTAGGCTTACCAAATCGGTCAAAAACATAATCACCGATTTTCAAGTCTCCAAAACGTTTCGGACCATCTGGTGTGTAGATTTTGTTCTCTACATACTCTGCCTTGCCTGAACCGCTTTTTCCGAAAAGTACGGTCATTTGGTGTAGGCGCACCTTAGACAATGATTTTAATTTCATTGTAATATCTCCTTTTTGTTTAGTTCTAATATAGTGTATCACAGGGATTGGAGTAAGTCAATACCTTTTTGCTAAATTTTTACAAAAAATTCATCATTTTTTACATAAAATTGTAAAATGGTACTTGAACCATATTCTCTTAGGTTACTTCTTCCCCAATCATAGTTAATATGTCCTGTGTTATTGATAATAAATTCAGGCGTATATCCGTCTTTCTTATAGACATATATCTTATTACGCCCTTTGTTATACCTGTAGAAAGCTCTCAGGGTGAGCCTGCTTCCGTAAGCCATTTCAGTATCACGGAACTTCACCCATGGCAACTTCCTATTTACCCGTCGAGCCATATCCACCTCTATTCTCGTTACCTAAGTGCTTTACTGGTAAGAAAATGAGGTCAGGCTGATTTCTAAAGATACGGAACTGACACACACGCTGACCTGCTTCAAGCTTTCCGTCCCGTGTGGCATAGAACATAGCTCCCCAAGTATCATCATCACCGTTATAGTCATTATCAATGATACCTACAGAGTTAGTCAATAACAGCCCTGTGTTCTTAAAGGTACTTGAGCGTGGATATACATGGGCTTCAAAGCCTACAGGGAGCTCCATTGCTACCCCAAAGTCAACCTTGACAGTATCTCCTGCCTTGTACTCAATATCCTGAGGTACATACATATCTACACAGTCTCCATTGACTGCTTGTGTCCCAAATGAGTATTTTGTGTCCTTATAGCGCACACGGATTAGGGACTCCTTAGGATAGCCACTGTACTTACCAATGTCACAGAAGAACATCAACAGCATTATGAGGAACATTACTCCAATAATGACGTATTCCATTACTGACCTCCGTTGTTATCCACATATTTAGCCTTCAAGGAAGCAATCAGCTCATCTAGGCTCTTATTCACCTTGTTGTTAGCCTCAAGGGCTTCATCAAGCTTCTTACCATAGTTCTCTGTGGCTTTTGTAATCTTAGTCACACGGGCTTCTGTGTCTTTCTTTAGCTTAGTGAACTTAGCCTCAACACTCTGTGTGTACAGGAATGAAAATCCAAGGGCAATTACCAAAGCAATGTTAATAATAGTGTTAATGTTTTTCTTAATGAATGTCATACTCATCTCCAATCAATTTGTTAATTAGGGTAATCATGTTATCAATACCCAATAGGTAACTTTCTGCCTCAGTTGTGAGTACAGAATTAGCAATAATCAAATACTGAGGATAGGTCATAGCCTTATACTCCTCAAACTCAGGGAATTTTGCACAAGACACAGAGTAATATACTCTATCAGCCTCTTCCCTAGCCTTGTGCAGGAACACAATAGCCTTTTCAAGGTCATGTTTCCCGTTCTTGTCTTTATAGCGCCATACATATTTCACAGCTGAGGCAATAAGGGGATTTAACCCGTAGTGTAGCCAGAAGTCCCAGCACTCCATTTTATTGCCCTCCTGTGTATAACGCTGAGGATTTCTAATTTCCTCCATTTTTAGCCTCCTGAACCGCTGAACGAAGCTCTAGGTCTTCTTCCTGCTGGTCTTTTCTTCCTTCAAAGTAAGCCTTCTGTGCCAAATCAACACTAGCGTCTTTTGTGATATAGCTCTGCTCAACCTCCTCAATAGGCATTGTGTGCTCTTGAATATGGTATGAGTAAGCTAGTGCCCCGATTACAAAGCCTAGGGCTACGGCAAACAAATATTTCCACATATCAGTCCCTCAATAAAATCCCAATAACTCCTAGTGAAAACACAACAAGTCCTAGTCCCACAAATAGTAGTTGTAGTGGTGTCTTCACATAAATCAGTAGTAAGAGTATCCCTGAGCCAACTACGAGTGTACAAGCTAAGATTAACAATACTCCCATGATACCTGTAAGAAGTTCTCTCCACATATCAATCTTCCTCCAAAAAGTTCTCAGCTACAAAGGTATCAAAGTCCTCTGTGACAATTCCTTGCCATACCTTAAACAGCTCATCATAGATGTCAGGCATGTAGTCACCATATTTATACATTTTGAACTCGGGATTTTGCTCAATCATTCGTACAAGCATGCAGAACTGCTCAAAGAACTCATCACACAGAGCCTCACGGTAAGGCATATCAATAGCAAGGTACTTGTAGGCTCTACCTACTAGCTTATCCTTAGGATTGATACACTCAAACACAAAGTTTCGTACATTGTAACCTAGCTTAGTCATGACATACATATACATGTTAGCCTGTAACGATAACACCATTTTATCCTGAGCTGGCTTAGTGCTGTATGTCTTATAATCAACCAAAGTCACAGAGCCGTCTTCATTAGTCCGAACTGCGTCTACATAGCCGATAAATCCTACCTCTGTGCCAAGACCAACTTCCTCTGAAATGTCGAGAGTAATCTCTTTCTCAACCTCAGTAGTCTTAAATAGTCCTTCAAATCCGAAGTGCTCAAAGTAGCGCTCAGAGGCTCTAATCCCTCCATCAATACTTTCCTGTGCAAAGTCTACAACAGAGGCTTGCTTTAGTGCTTCCTTGCTATCTGTGCCTGTAGCTACAAGCTCCATGACACGGTGCATGACTGTTCCTCTATCCATATACACAGTGTTGATTTTGCCTTCTTTTGGCTTATATTTTGCAATATACTTACACCAGTGCTTCCATGGATTTTCTAAGTAGGTGTTTACCCGTGAAATACTATATCTGTTCATGACACTCCTTTATCATAATATACTGAGGATAGGCTATCCAATATTGAAGACCGTTTCATATTCCGTGGTTTGAACACAGACATGCTATAGGGGTCTTCCTCTGAGTTTACGAAGCCTATCTTAAATTTATCCCTGTCAATAACAAAGGAATTTCTCATAAACTCAGGCTTTTCTAACATTTCCTCAAATGAGCTAGGCATAGGGCCTTTAAATCTTACTAATTTATAATAGTCCTCTTCCATAATCTCATATAGGAACTCCTTGTGCTCATCATCAAGCTCCACTACTTTATAACCAACACCATAGCTCTCCAGAGTCTTCTTAAACTCTCTCACCTGTGCCAGTACATTTATTCGTGTATTCTTTGTTGATAAGTAGTAAGGGTTTGTTACAATCTCAACTACCAATTAACTCCTCCTGCGTTACAATCAGCATGATTACATGATTTCTTGTAGTAATCTTTTTCACAGGGATAGTCTTGTCAAGTAACTTAAACTCCTTTGTGTGCTGTGTTGTAAAGCCATCAAAACGGTAACAGTAAGGCACTACAGTATCATCATTCCGATAGTAGGCAATCTCACACTGAGCATAAGGACTCATTAAATCAAGAATATCTCCTATTGCCATTGCTACTTTCCTTCCTGTTCCAGTTGGTCTGTAAGGCAGGCTGAGCACGGTGTCACAGGGAATCCTAGGAACATTGCAAGCACCTTATTCATTGCTCGTGATTGCTCAATAAAGCCATACTTAGCTTTAAGGTTAGATAGGTCTACCTGCCATACCTCAAAGGAAGTGATAACGGCTGTGAACATGTGCTTGAGCAAGCACCACATATCAGGGTTACCTTCCTCATTAGCCTGCTCCTTAAGAAGCTTCATTGCCTTACGTCGGTTTTCTGTGGTTTCCTTCAAGAGTAGCTCAGTCTCTCTCAGAGCTTCCTCTACTTTCATAATCTCATCTTGGTCTTCCTTAGCGTTATCCGCATACCAGAATGAGAGCTTATCCTCATATTTCCTTACAAGGATATTCATGTGGTACTCAGAGGCACAGAGGTTCATGATATTTGTAATCAGGTCTTCTGTGATACCTACTGAGCTGTCTTTGTTTACTGTCATTTCAGTTTAAGCTCCTTCATAAAGTTTTCTACATCTAGGTCATCTTCTTCAAAGTCTTCTTCATCTGACTCAATTACGTCAACGTCTTTCACAGGAGCTTCTACTCCGAACAGCTCTTTCTGTAGCATTTCTTTGTATTCTGAGAGCTTGCGCTCATATTCCTGTGCATTAGGTGTGACACGCTCTGAGTATTCACGTAAAGCGTCAGCGATTACCTCGTTACGCTTAATCCCTAAATACCCTGAGATAGTCAGTAAGTTGTCTGAAAGCTCCTTAGGAAGCTCAATTTGCATTTTGATACTTGTCTTAGGCATTAAAGTACCACCTCCTCAATTTCCTTTTTATCACCATAGTAGATTTTGTAGTTTAGGGTAGTCTCCCTAATCATACACTCAAACATACAGGTATGTGAGATATATCTTACAAGGATATTATCCCCTACGTCTACTGAGAATTTTAGTGAAACATAGTTCTTAGGTAAGGCATGTTTGAGGTTAAATACCTCCATGGCTGACCAATATCGTCCGACATTATCTCCAAGTTCCTTCTTGATATACCCTGTGCCTTTAATCCAGTTATTCATGTAGTAGGTATTCTTATCTGTGACTAGTACATACTTTAGATTGAACTCCTTCTGCTTTTCACAGTAGCCCTCAGGGTCTAGTAAGAAAGCCTTGCGATTTTGCTTCTTAATGTCACGGTATTCCTTCTCTGTGTAGCAGTTCTTATCCCAAATTATCATGCTTGAACTCCTTTAGAGCCTTGTTTACCTCATTGAGAGTAACTCCTAAGCGCTCCTTTAGCATGGTGTTGAGTCTGTCATTGTCAGCTACTTTGTCAGCTGTTCTGAGTAGGCACTTAACACCGCTTGAGACATTTTGCACAATAGGGTAGACATCAGGTTCTCCATTTAGGATAGCCTTCACTACCTCCTTGTTTTGGAACACATCAGTAACCTTACGCACAGAGAAGGTGAGCAGGTCATCTGAGACAACAATATAGTCACCTTCCTTGGCTGAGTGGACATTTCCCCCAGCATAGGTGTAGTGCTCGTTGCCTTCCAGACATTCTACAATGTGTAAGCACTCAGGGAGTATTCCCCATTTATTACAGTATTCTTCTATCATCTTTTCCTCCTTAGTGAAGACCCCAGCCCTTGCCGATTTCCACGTCGGCTACAAGAGGTACTTCCATTTTTATTCCTTTGAGTATTGAGGGGTTCTCCATGTGCTTCTTAATAATCTCAGAAGCTTCTTGTGCATAATCCTCCTCAGCTTCTACAAGAATAGCGTCATGTACTGTGCCGATTATTCTAGCCCTGCTGTGGTCTAAATCATCTGAAAATACAATATCCGCCATGGCTGAGATACAACAATCGCTTCCGAACCCTTGCACAGCTGAGTTAAGGGCTTGCCTCTCAGCAGAGGAACGTTTCGCCCAATCATCAGACCAGATGTCCCTTAAGAAGCGTTTACGCCCTATAGGAGACTCTACATACCCATAACTTTGAGCAAAGCTGATGTTCTTCTTGTGCCATGTAGGTAAGGTAGGATAAGCTTCAAAGAATTTGTTACGAAAATCTTCCGCCTCTTCCTGTGACAAGTCTAGTCCATATCCCTTTGCATAATCTCGAAATGACTTAGCCTGCATACCATAGATAAATCCGAAATTGCAGTTTCCCTGTATTGATACTTTTCCGTTATGACGGATTACAATATTGTGTTCAGGAACAGTCACACAGTAGACATTATAGTTTGCATTATGGTGAGTTCGTGTGTCAATATCTTTACTCTCAAATCTGCTTAAAGGTTTCTTAGCAAGGTTATAAGATAACTCCCAAGTTGTACTTATATTGTCATAAGCTTCTTTTGTTAGAATAAGTCTTGCACGTACACCAGATTGTAACGCCATTATCTGCATTTTATCCAAGGTACTCTTATTTGTAGAGGACACTCGAATTAAACCAAACTTATTAGTATGACCGTCCCAATGACCAGCTTCCTCAAGGTACACAAGAGGATTTAACTCAGTAAGAGAAGGTTCACGGAGAGTTTTATCTTCGGAACAGTATCTCTTCACAAGATTTAGTAGTTTAAAGTCACTTAGTGTAAAGAAACTTACCTTTAACTTCCCTTGTACCTTTGGCTCACAAGTGACTCCTAGCTCTTTTAGTAGCCATCTAAACCTATCAATTTTACGTTTCTTTGTAAACCCAAATTTAATAGCGTTTTTTGAGGCACTATAACTTCCGTCTGCTACAAAGCAAGCAACAAACCTTGTTAGTTTATCCTCTATGAACTTTTCCTTATCATAGCTGTAATAACCTGCATTTACCCAAGCATACTTAGCCTGTCCATGACCTGCCAGCTCCTCAAAAGGTAGCTTTTTCATGTATTTTCTAGTATTTTGTACTTGAATAATGCACTCATGGTTTGGTGTTAGTTTTAGTGAGGTATTCTCATTCTCAAACACACAAATCTTCTGATTAGGTATCATTCTAAAGTCTAATGGCTCTGTATAACTAATTTCTTGTGACTCAATATTATACTGAGCTACCTTAGTTACTCCATCATACATATTGAATGGAACAAACCCCTTATCTGTCAGAATTTCAGTATCTCCACTGAAACATGACTTAGCCTGAGTACGTTTTCTCTTAAGCTCGTCATGGTCTAATCCCTCAAGGTTTCCAAACATTAACTCTTGTGTCTTTGTATGTAAATCGCTTCCCGATTGGTAAGCATGTATCATATTCTTATCTCCTGAAAATTCAGCGGCTACACGCAGTTCAAGCTGGGAGTAATCCGCTTCTATAATATTATACCATTTTCTTCCATGTATAATTCCACGCACATTGCTATTCTGTGGGACTTGCTGACAATCCCTGTTACCCTAGAGGCTCTTTATCCCCTAGTTCTTACAGTTCATTTCCTGTAAGTTCAGACTATATCATATTGGTTAAATAACCAATCCTTGCGCTCGTGTTACTCTGCCTTAGGCATTTCTTAGTCGTTACACCTTCCTCTATGAGGCTTGGCACGGTATTGGCAATCTCAGCGTTCACCGTTTTCACAAGGTTTTACGAGCCCTCAGCATATTTAAGGTTCGGGTTTGAGCAGGTTGTCCTTCCTGTCCTAGCTGTGATATTAAAGCTAGGGTGAATTTGTCCGTCTACCGCTATCTCGTCCCATGACTTGATAAACGTATCCAGCTTAGTCAATCTCTTATACTCTCTCAGGTTCTTAGCAACTTCACTCACAGCTGACAACTCCACAAGGGTTTCATCATCTGTGCTAGGATTTCCTGATGAGCTTTTCTTCACAGGTTTCAGTCCCAAGGACTTTCCAACCTCTTTACCATCTACAATCACAGGAGCACCCTTCTTACCAAATAAGACCTTGGCTACCTGCTGTGTAGAGTTCCAGTTGATTTCAGCCACTTCATTAAGCTCTTCAAGGAGCTCTGTGTACTCGGCTCTGAGCTTCTCGCTTACCTTGTGGCGCTCAGGGTCAAGATAGATACCTTGTTTCTCAATGATAGAGTAAGCCTTATAAGCTCTCATTTCATGCTTATACACCTTAATCATCTTGTACTTTGTGATGATTTTCTTGAATATCGGCACTAGCTTGAGCGTATATCGTGTGTCCTTCTTTCCATAGACAACTAGCTTCTTGTTATTAGCCTCTATAAGCTCCTGTGTCACGTCTTTTAGCGTTTCTAATATGATTGTACTGTCAAGGCTTTCAAACGCATTACAGAGCCTGTCAGTGGCTTCTACGGACATTCCAGTGATAAGTATATCTCCTTCAAGTTCATCATAGACCTGCTGGGCTAACTTATTCATAGCTGTACGGTCTTTGTGTATCCATTTTCTGGTTACGTCAAATGTTCCGTCTCCATTGTCAATAAGGTCACAGGCGTTCTTCTGTGCCTTGGTTTTTAGTCCTGATAGGAAGGCATTAGCATTTTCCTCAGTAGTCTGCTCCATGACAAGCTCTACTCCTGTGAAATACTTTGTGATAAATCCTTTAAGAGTATTCAGACTATCACGCTTACCAGATACCTTGATTTCCTTGCTCACATCATAATCATCACCAAAATATCTTACCACAAGAGGCTTCAAGCCAAGCTCTACTTCACCAGATACATGAGCCAGCACCTGTGTATCCATGTAAAGCTCCATGAATACTCCTGTGTGAACATATAGAAACAGAATATCAAACTTGCCATTATGAGTGACCATGTTCAGCTTAGCTATGGCTTTTAGGAAGGCTTGCCATTCTTCTTTAGTGTACTGTTCCCACCAAATGAAATGGTCATATTCCTTCCCGTTAAAGTCATAGCTGATTTGCACAGAGACTATTTTATCCCTGTACCTATCTAGCCCTGTGGTTTCAATATCCAAGGCAAATAGTTGAAGCTGTGAGAGTCTTTCGGCTAGTACCATTAAGTCTCTTTTCTTCATATTACCGTCCTGTCAGTGTATAGTAAGCTCCTGTGCCCATCATAGCTCCTGCAAAGTAGAATACTGCAGCTGAGAAGAAGCTGATAATACCAATCACAGGACCTACATTAACCAGCTCAGGAGCAAGTAGGCTTCCCATAGCGATATACATTGCAAAACTAGCAGGTACACAGAACAGTAAAGTAATTACTGTTCCTAGCACCCAAGCCATAAATTTCTTCATTATCTCATTCCTCGTCTTTCTTCTGCCTCTTTAGCAAGGCTGATACATTCTGCCACATGGTTGTGCATGTGTGTTAAGCTTTTCTTCACAGTAGACATTCTTAGTAAAGTATCACGCCAATAGCCTCCGTCAGCCTCAGAGCCTCTAAAGTACATTTCATCTAGGTAGGATAGCTTTAGGAAATATCCATTACCAGCGTCATATACACTCTTTATAAGCTTTCTAGGCACATAGGCTACTGTAGCTCTTTCCATATTAGGCAAGTTGAGCTCTACATAGTCTTTCATAGCAAAGAACTTTACACATGACTTTTGAATATACAGATATTTCCATTCTTTAGCCATTTATTATCCTTTCTTGCTGAAATAAGCCTTGATACATGCTAGAACAAAGATGATACCAAAAGCAATATTCACCAAAATACCATTGTCTTTTGAGCCTGTCTTAGGTAATACCTTCTTATCCTGTGACTTAACCTCAGCACTAGCAGGAGGTAATTCCTCTTGTGTAGGCGGTGTCTTAGGCTCTTCCTTTGGTACATCAGGCACATCAAGCTCTGGTAACTCATACACAGGAGCTGGTGGCAATACTGGTACATCATCAATATTGATTTCAGGAAGGTCTAGCACAGGTGGGTCATTCGGTACTACTCCACCATTCCATTCTGGCTTGTCTACTGTAGGAGGGTCAAGCGGTGTAGTCCCACCTTGCCATTCAGGAAGCTCAAAGATTGGTGCTGGTGGTGTTTGCTCAATATCATCAATATTCAGCTCTGGTTTATCCAACACAGGGGGGTCATTTGGAACTACACCTCCCTCAAATTCTGGAATGTCATACATAGGAGCTGGTGGTACATCATAAGTGAATGGTCGCACCTTGCCTTTAGCTGTGCCTGTAGCATTAGCCACTGTGATTTCACGTTCAAAGCTGTATTCCTGTCCCATAGCTGTAAAGCTCAGCACGTTCACAGGATTTTGTAGCTTGTTTTTGAGCCGTGTTTTGTATTCCACACTGATAATGTTTTTAACATCAGGCAAGCTAAACTTAAAACCGTTCTTGTAAAACTGTACGTTAGCCTCTGTGAGAGGGATTTCACGGATACCTACCCAAGGCTCTGCTGATGAGAGCTCAAATATACGCATAGAGCCATCAACGTACTCATTGTTGTCGTCCCATGTATCTGAGACATTAACATCTGTGAGGTGGTGTTTTACAAAGTTCACTCGTCCTCCCCATTGCACAAGAGAAGGGTCATCTTTATCTTGCCAGCCCCATTTAGCTACAATTTCCTGTGAGTTTGCAGGTGTTTGAGGCTTAACCTCTGCCTGTTTCACAATAGTTCCATTGAAATCGAGGTCATACTTTTCACGCTCTGTGACTACCTCTTTCTTCCACATGGTCTTGAGCGTCATATCAAAGCTCTTGTCAAGAGGGTGCTCTGCAAAATAATTGTTAAACGTTGTTGTAACTGATTGTGTATCATTAGAAGCCACAGCACGTCCTACAACATTACCCTCAGGACTAGTCACATCAAATTCCTGTGTAGTTGTCCATTGGAGCTGTTCAGGTAGAGTGTAAGTGAGTGTATCACCCTCATTAATCTCTACCTCATCAGGAATTTCCGTCCTATATGTCAAGTCTTTATTGACATAAGTTTCAGCCGCTTCTGAGCTATATGTAATTTCAGGCTCTGTGACCTTAATCTGAGTACCTTCTTTAGCAACCTCACTTGCCAGTACATTAGGGGCAATTAAAAGCCCTGCTAAAATAATCATTCCTGCTGTAAATTTCATTTTATTCATTATTATCTCCATATCCTATCATATTTTTGTTTTCATAAATATTCCCGACTACTTCAAAATGTCTCTGCACATCATTATACCTAAAAGGTTCATAACAAATAGTACCATCATAAGAATTATCTATATAAAATCCTATAGACTCAGATACAGCCCCAAAATCTTCTTCATAATCCCATTTGCCATATTTCACAGTGCTGTTAAATACTCCTGTTTTTGTAATCAGGTCACCTTCAAAGATTTCTTTTCCATTCTTGTCCTTGAGCCCTGTTGACTGCATAAGTACATAGTAATTTATATCATCTTTTGCCACACCACCATTTTCATAGGTAACTTTAAGTGTTTGCTCATCTAAAAACAGTGTATTCACTTGCACCATCTTTTCAAACTCTATATCCCATGCTCGATATTTTGGTATCATATTCATAACTCCTTTACTTCTACACCATCACAAGAGAATACCCAGCCAAAACCTGCTTTTTCTAGTTCATCTTTTGTGTGACTAAAGCTAAGGGAACTTCCTGACGCATTATCACCAAAATACCAATACTTATATGAATTATGGTACTTTAGAAATTTATAATTACATTTTACTCCTTTAATAGTGACCATGTACCTAATCGGTTGTTCAACTTCATACCCATTTAACCAAGCTCTAGCAAACTCATCTTGATTTCGTTTAACCCATGACATAGTCTTTGGTATGTTACCTTTATAGTCATTTGCTAAATCCTCTCCAAATCTTCCTACAGGCTCTAGTGCCCCTAAAAGAAGGAAATCATTAGCCTTACAGTAGTCAATCCAATCTGCCACATGTTGTGGTACTAGTTGTTTTTCAGTCATAAGCTTTCGCCCTCCATGTTATCGTCAATTCATATCCCCCACAATGTTCACACTCATAGGGAACATGGTCTAAAATAGTTTCATATTCTTTTTCACAATCCTTACAATAATAATCATATACTATCATTTATCAGGACCTTTCTTGATTAGCTGACCAAAATCAGCTTCCTCGTCACTCAGGTACTGTAGTTTAGCACCTCTAGGGTCATCTACCTGTAGGATATAAACATCACCAGACCTAAAGTTACGGAAATAAGTGGTAAGTTTCGACGTTGTAGCTCCTTTACGTTGCAAGGTAATCATACTTTCATACCAGCCCTCAATAAATGTAGAGCCATATAAGTCGCTTGTTCCAACTTTACCTCCACGCTCAATCTTGCGTGTGTGGTGTACTATAATCACAGAGCAACCAGTCTCATCACGGAACTCTGATACTGCCCGTAGCCTATCAGCCACATCTTGGTGTTTGTTAATGTCACCAGAGCCAAAAAGTAGGTACATAGGGTCTAGTATTAGTAGCTTAATGTCATTCTTCTTAACAAAGGACTTTAGATGATGTATCCGGTCTAAGAACACAGGAGCTTCTGTGTAATAAATCGGTAAGTCCTCTGTGCCTGCCATGGTTTTTAGTTTAGCCTTCTCCATACTAGGATTATTTTCCCCTTGCACAATGAGAACGCCTCCCTGCTTAACCTTGTGACCATCAAAGTCTCGTCCTGTAGCCACTGACACAGCCATATTAAGTGTTAGGGTCGATTTAAAGCTCTTAGAAGGTGCTCCAATGATACCGACTGAGTGATTAGCCCACAGACCTTCAATCAGCCAGAAATCCTTACCGTCCCATTCCTCAATGTCTTTGAGGGCTAAGATTTTAACCTTCTCATTGTTAGCCTTTGTGACCCCTCCTGTGTGTACCTTGCCAAAGGAAGACATTCTATCACTAGGTCGCTTGTCAGGCTCTAGCTTGGCAAACACACGGTGAATTTCCTTCTGTAAGGCTTTCTCAGTCTTGTATTTGCTCATGGCAATGTCTGAGTTTAGGAGCACAAAGTAGACCTCTTCTTTTCTTGCTCCTGCATTTATCATTTTCTGCTCAATCAAGAAGCAATACTCACTCCGGTCAGTTCCTACCACCTTGTTATCAAACACAGAGGCTAGGTCATAGCGGTCAAGGAGCTCGTTTAGGTCAAAGCGTCGCTTCTTAATCTCACCAGTCTCAGCCACAGCTGTTTTGGCTTGCTTAAAGAATTTCTTGAGACGCTTGATGAACTCTGACTTACGGAACACAGTGCCCTCACCTTGCAATCCTGTGATATTAAAGTCACTCTTATACTTGTGATTGACTGTCTGAGGCACACGGTAATAGTGCACAATGTCTGAGCTTGTCTTATCAAACCCATACTTTTGTACCAGTGTTCTAGCCACCTTCTCATGTTCCTCAGGTGTTAGCGGATTATCCAAAATCCATACACCTTGATACTTTTTAGGACTAGTTTCCCAAACATAGCTAGGCTTGAAATACTTTTCAGGTACTCTTGCCCCGTCAATATCCATGAACACAAGGTAAGTCTCCTGTGCGTTCTCCTTAAGGCGTTTCTTGCCTTTGATTGGTGTAGGACAGATATAGAGCTCAGCCTTTTTCCTCTGTGAGCCTAGGTACTTTTTCAGAGCTTTCAGACTGATAGAGGTTTCCACAAAATCCCTTGCAAATTGCTTCTTAGGGTCTTTTTCGTTTGTGAACTTGTAATTAAGCCCCACTTTCACCTCATCATCAGGTCCAAAGTTCTTGGCTAGCACCTCCTCAATAAAAATGTTAATCGTCACAATTTTCCTCTCCTATCCAATGTATCCCAAGTGCCTGAGCGTCCTCGTCAGCCTCAATATCATAAGGGTTATAGGACATATCAATCTCAGGTAAGCCATGTTTCCTACGGAAAGCATTACCATGACCACCAGGATATTTCAATTCTTCTTCTAGCATTTCTCGGTCAAGTTCTTCTGTTTTCTTAACCCACAGGTCGCTTTCACCTCGTTCTGCATAGCTGTACCAATCCTCATAATCATCTTGGTCTTCTACAAGGTCGGGGATTTCTACCAGAGACATGTGTAGGTTGCCTTCTGTGCCCTCTACAGGGATTTCAGCATATCTCTTGCCCTGATACTTGACAATCTCAAACCAACCGATATATGAGGTCACAGGCTCTTCTGAGCTATCGTCCTCTGTGCTAAATGTTTCATGTGAAACACTCTGTGCTAGGACAGGTTCCCTATAGAACTCATCAGGTACACCAGCAAGAGCCAGCTTCTCCTGTGTGCTCTTTAATGGGATTGTAACCATGTTTACACAAGGGCGCATAATATCTACCAAAGCCATGAAAACATCATTACAAGAGCGTTTTAGAGAGCGTAGCCATGATTTCACAAGCTGTAGCTTGGTGCTATCCATGGTCTTGTTTGTAGGGTGTAAAGTCTCCTTATACTCACAGTACCAGCTGTCTGATTTCTCAAACGTGATAGCCTCTTTAATTAGGCTGTTCTCAGGCATTAGGTTGTAGATAAGCTCTGCTGTTTCCTGTGCTGTAGGGGCTTCCTGTTGTAAAAATAACCCGTTCACAGTGATTGATACTCCTTGTCCTGTTACACGCTTACGTGTGAGGATACCAAGCTCTTCTAGCAGGCTCAGTGTGTTTGTCAGAGTAGACCGGCTCATATTAAACACAGAGGCGATATTCTCTAACTTATCTGGTGCAAAGCTGTAGTCCTCTCCAAGCTTGCCTTCTTTTCGAGCCTGTGAGTTGAAAGCTGATAGGAACACAAGAGCGTTATAAGGTAATCTGAGCTTACCAGCCCACCAAGTCTGCATTGCAAGATAGTTGCTGTTTGCCTCCTCAATGTCCCAATAGAGCTTATCAGGCATAACTTTTCGTGCCCAATACTCTGCTCCATCTCGTCTTCCCCAGCCCCAGCGTAGGAGCTCTTTGTCATAGAGGCTCTTGATACCAGCTGTGAAAGTCCTTGAGTTCATTTTGAGAATGTCATACACATATTCCTGTGTAAAGTAGTTCTCCATCTGACCTCTTGAAATTTGACTATAATAAAGACCAAACAAGACAAGCTCTGCTTTGTTCTCAATTTGGTCTAGTGCATTTGCAGGTATTTTAATGTATTTCATAGTATCTCCTTTCTCCTGCTGTATAGTTCCATTATACTCCTTAATTTTTTAAAGTCAATACCTTTTTGCAAATTATTTGAATTTATTTTTAGTCATAGCTTTCTTAAGTACATATTCCCGTACCCACCAAGTTGATTTTACTTCATCACCATAGGTAACCTGACATAGCTCTATACTCATGTTAGTCTTTTCAGTCTTTTCAAATAAGCCAATCTTATAATCAGAACCCCAACCATCAACTATCTTACCTAGTTTTCCTTTTGTATTATTGCCTTCCCAATCTCTTGTGACTAATACTATCTGTCCTTTTTCAAACATATTTAACCCCACTTAAATTTATTAGTTGTAAAATAACCATCTTCATACTCACCATTAGCCACCCAAGTTGTGTATCCCCTACCATGCTTAGTCCAAGTAAGCCCCTCTACCACATCAGGAGGATTACCCATAACCTTGACTTTATAAGGGTATGATGGGTTAATGTTATACTCATCAATTAATATAATCCCCCATGTATACTTTTTAAGTCCTAATAATGTATGTGGCTTAAGTCTTATCCTATCACCTACTTTAAATCTTCTAGTCATAGCTTACTCCTATCTAAATTTATTCTTTGAGATAATAGTGGTTGTTAGGTATTGATAAGGAACACTCCAAGTAGCCTTTAGTCCTCTATAAAGGTGCTTATACTCATGTAAACTATGATTTGTCCTTACCCCGCCACAAAAGAAACCTATAAGAGCTCTATCTTCCCAAGTAAACAGCACCTCACCTACTTTATCCTTAGTTGTATTGCCATCAAAATTACAAGTAACTCTTACTTGTTGACCTATTTTTAGTTTTTGTGTCATGCTAACTCCTATCTAAATCTATTATTTGTGAAGGTGTTAGCAAGCTCTAATCCTCTAGAGTCAAACCACCAAGTAGCTTTTAATCCCGGATATTTATATAACCAATCCTCCAGCTCATAGTTTGTCATTACACCCTCACAGAAGAAACCTACTACATGCCCTCTGTCTCTATTAGCTATTATAGTGCCTACCTTGCCTTTAGCTGTAGTGTTGAAATTATCTAACACAACCACTCTATCTCCGATTTTAAATCTTTTCATGTCATACCTCACTTAAACTTGCTGTTTGCCACAGAAGGTATAAGCTCAAGTATACGTAAGCTGACATACCAGCATTTATAACCCGGAAAACTTTCATGTTTCCACCCAAAACGACTGTCCTTATGAAATCCTATTACGGCAGTGTTATCAGCCTCAACATACAGTATCTTCACAATCTTACCTACCATTTCAGGAATACTTGCATCTAGTATTCTTGCTCTTCTACCTACTAGTTCTTCCATCTTATGCCTCACTTAAACTTATTGTGCGAAAATACTTGCACAGGCTCTATATAGTCATTGAGTATGTACCAGAGGTTATATTCTGTACTCATAGTCTCGTCATACCAACCAAAGGGGCTATCTAAAGGAAAGCCAATTAAAGCTCTATAGTCATAAAACTCAGTACCCATTTCTATTAGCACAGCTGTCTGACCTATCATATTGGCTTTATGGTAACCCTCTTTTATTCTCACATAAGTTTTACTCATCTGAACTTACTCCTTGTGATTATTGTTACATTCTCTAAATACCCCTGCCCAATCCACCAGCAACGGTACTCAGTAGTATAAGCACTGTCATACCAGCCAATAGGACATTCTAATGGAAATCCTACCAAGACAGACTCTCCGTCCTTCCTCAAGATAACAGCTTCAACACCTACAAATTCCCAATCAGGATAACTTTCTTTTACCCTTACTACCTGTTTACTCATTCTTTATACCAAAGTACAGATAATACAGTATAAAGAATAACACAGAGCTGTATTTCTTTAATATGCATTATCTGTACTCTCCTTTCTTATTTTACTAAAGTACAATTAATGCATACTAAAGAATATAACACAGGGGATTATTCTTTATAGTGTATTATCTGTACTTTGCTATGCTGGTTTATATTCCATTCCTAGCTCTGTCACAAGTTGTTTCAGGCTATCTAGCACAGTGCCATCTTTATACAGTGCATAGGATTTGTTACTCACAGCAAGCCATGACTTAAACCCTTTGCAATTTTCGATAATGTCCATTGCCTCGTCTGTGTCTCCAGAATAAACACACATAAGGTCTTCTTTTACAAACTCCCGATAGGTGTTATCATCATAGTTTGCATAGTCTGAGCCTTCCCAAGTTCCTGCTGTAGCTCCATAATAAGACCACACAGGGGCTTTCTCTGTGTATTTCCAATCCGCTGTGTCCTTACTTTCTAGCCATGTTAGGAATGATAGTAGACCCTCTGTGTTTTTCTTATAGGCTTCTAGGTTAATAAACTCATTCCTTGTGTGCTCATTCTCATAAGCGGCTGACAAGTTCACAATAGGTTTTTCATACTCAGGACCAAGCACAGCGACATCAGTATATGAGCCCTCAGCTAAGGTATAATATTTTTCTAGCTCTGTGAGGATTTCAGGGATTGAGTTTTCATCATATTCATAGAATACCATCTCATTCCAAAAGCCTTCATGGACTCCCCGGTCAATCTGAATGAGCATTGAGCTATCAGCTAGTGCTGGTAGGTCAGCCTCTGTGACAATCTTATTAGAGCCCACACAGCCGATTTCCTCATCTGTAGTAAAGAGCACATGAGGACGCTTGCCAGCCTCAATCACATCAAGGATAGTTTTCACACCGCACCGGTCATCAGCCCCAAGGCAAGCTAGCTTCGGATTTGCTTCCGGGCTTAGTGTGATATATCGGTCAGAAATCATCAGGTCTTCTGCTTTCGGGGTTGCTTTTTGTCCTGTTTCCCATTTTTTCGTTGCGTAGTTATAAGAGCCAGCCCCTCTGTGTGTGTTTATGGTGTCTAAATGAGCCACTAGGCACGGTTGAATGTCTTCCGAGGGTGATACCCCTAGGATATAATAATCGGTCGCTATGACGCTGTAAGAGTGTTCTGAGAGGTACTCAGGTAATTTACTAAGTAAAGCGTCTTGTGTCATAGTCAATAATTTCTCAAAAGTGTTTGTGATTTTAGTCATTGTATTTCTCCTTTAGTTCTTTAATTCGTGTTTCAAAAATGTCTGCTGTGTCATCATAATTTGTAATAATAGACATGTCGAGGTCATGGATTTCATCAGCCCACTTGCTATAGCTGTCCTCTTCCAGAATTGAGGATGTTCCAAGTGTCCGATAGTCATTAGCTCCTGACATATTAGACCAATAATTTATGTCCTCATCGTAAGCGTCCTCAAACTCTAAGCCGGACTCGATTGTCTGACCTAAAATTTTCTTGAAATGTTTCAGCTTACGCTTGAAAACTGTTGCAAGCATTAGGCTTGTAAAGTCATAGGCTGTATAGCCAATTCTGTTTGTATGGCTTTTCCCGCATGAGTACATACCAGCATGAGCAAGCTCGCCATATTTTGCCTTAAAGTAAGCTCGTGCAAGTGGGTTGGCTTCTTCTGTGTATAAATCGTAGCGATATAGTTTCAAGTATTTATAGCCCATAGCTTTTAACACAAGGGCTGTTCCGTTACCAGCACAGCTCCCAGAGGTATTGCAAGAGTCTTGGAAAGCCCAATTATCAACATTATTAGGGATTGTAAAGTCTCCCATATCAAGCAAAATGACCTCATTAGGTCTTGACACATCAGCAACACAGCCTAGCCACTGTTTGAACTCATTGAAAGCTATCAGCTCCTCATTTGTTGCGGTAACTCCTGCTTTTTTGAGTTGTTTTGATAACTTAGGCGCTTGTGCTCCGTGTTCGATTACAATATTATCATTGTTATAATATTTTCTTAACACGTTCTGCATGTTGACCTCTAGGATTGTATTTCCATAGTTAGGGGCTTTTAGTACATTTGTGCGGTAGTAGTCACAGAGCATACCTACATCTTCCCACTCTTCAAAGTGTTCAGGCTTTTTGTAGCCCAATCTGTGTGCGAACTTTAAGACCTCATCAGTCATTTTCTTCGGTAGCTTGTGTTTTAACTCATGCTTAATACTTGTGATGTTGTCATACTTACGGTAGATTAGGGCTTCTTTCAGGTTCTCAGCCCGTTTTTTCATTTTTTCTTCTAGTTTTTGGAGCTGTTTCTTTAGCTCAATCCGTTTAGAGATTTTATTTTCAAAGGCTCTATATCCTTCCTTGATACCTTCCCATTTTTTAGTATCATTGTTTACATCTGTGAAATAGTGTCCATTTCTATCGTACTGATAGAGGAATAGTGCCCGATAGTCTAATCCTCTTATGTTTCCAATGGCTGAGCCTAGTTCATTAAGTGGAAAATGCTCCATAAGCCAATACACAGCCTCTTTAGTGCCCTTTGTAAGCTCTTCTGTGTACTCATCAGCGAGCATTTTATCAATCCGGTCTTCTAGTGACTGATAGGGTTCTCCCTTCTCAAAAGAAGCGTTAATGGCGTTTAGTAGCTCATCTTGCTTGTCTTCTGGTGTTTCATCTAGGAGTAACAAAAAAGCCTTCTTAACTAGAGGCTCATTTTCTAACATTTTTAAAATAGTATCTTTCATTATTTAAAATCCTTTCACATTTTAGCGTTTGTATAGTGATAGTGCGGTACAGCCTTTCACTCCATATTGTCCAATCTGTTTACCACAGGGTACAAACATTCGCCCTTGATAGCCCAATCGGTGGAGCTCTTTTGCGGTCACAAGAGAAACAATGATGTCTAGTTTTTCTAGTCTTCTGAGCTCTGATAGAGGGGTTTCTAGTCCATATCCTATAGTATTGACAGGGACACCGTGGATTTTCCCCAAATCCCTGTAGTAGGTCTTAAGGCGCAAAGGGGCAAACCTTCCGCTTACCCCTATTCGCTTTGCAATTTTTCCGTCAGTGTGTAAGATAGTCACAGGGTGCCCCGTTAAGTTTTCAAATCTGCTGTAAATATTGCTTGTCATGCTCTTCTAGTTCCTCCGCTTCTTTTTCTGTGATTTTTGAGCTGTAGCCAGCTGTTTCCCCAATAGATGTCGGTAATAGTACCAATCCTTTATTAGGTACACGATACAGCTTTTCATCTTCTATGACTACCTCATAGTATTTTGGCTTGATTTCCTCTTCTCCTGAGATAGTATATCCTTCTACTAGAAGGGTAGCTAGAGCCATGAATTTTGAGACCCCCAGAGCCTCTGAGATAGCGTTTAGCTCTCGGTCGATAGGTTTATCCTGACCCTTGCCAAACTCGCTGAAAAGCTCTGCTAGACGCCCTCTGAAACGTCCTTGCTCTTTGACCTCTCCCAGCCATGCTGAGAGCTCCTTACTAATTGTTTGTACCATATTTTTATACTCCTTTCATTATGGTATTATATAAAAGTATCATGATGATGAGGGCTACTATACTATTTTGAGCTACCATGATTGCCCTTAAGTCCTCATCAGTTTTAATAAAAAGCCTCCAGAATAGGAGACTGAGAAAGCTATACACTATATACACAGCGTATAGAAAAGGCGCTAGGAAGATGAGCAAGATAGCTATACAACCTAACACCATTGATAATAATGCGCCTATAATCTCACCCCCTTAGTATTCTACAATGTCAAAGTAATTTTCCATGCAATCACGGTTGCAAAAGTGGTCGCACCCGTTAGCTTCAATATAGTTTCGGCTACAGTGCACAGGGTTACTACATTGTGCGCACTCGTCAAGGTTGCCATCGTCCTCATATACCCAACTATCAATATTTTCAGCATATACAGCGTTATCACGAGAGATATACCTCTCATATTCATCAGAATAGACAACATCGTCTTCATCTAACCAGCCTACATTTTCAATGTAAATTAATCCTTCTTCCTCCAAATTGAGTTCATATAACTCTTTAAACGCTACAGCCCCAAAGTCAAAGTTTGGGCTATAGTATTTGCGCACACGGTCGCAAGCAAAGTTAGACCAAAAACCCTCACAGTTTACAAGGTCTCCTACCTCTTCTGTGGTATATTCGATTGTTTCCCATTTAACCCCATAGTGCGCCAGAAGAAGGGCTAGAGGTGCACTGTATTCTCCGTGGTTACCTACCCGATACCAATCGGCAACACAGAAGCCAGAAGGCTGGCTAAAGTAGTAGAAACGTCCGGTAGGTTCACCATCAGTGTTATAGATATAGCAATAACGAGACCCCTCGTAGGTTTCTAAGGCTGTACTTGTGATATTTCCACACCCGCCAGTATTATTGCAAGAGCCATCAAAAGCCCATTCATCTTGTTCGTCATAGGTAGGTAACTCAGCCGAAAACTTAACTCCAAACTCATAGTCATAGGGGTTACCTTCATAATTATTGAGATAGTCAGCGTCAACATATAGCCCGATAAGTTCGGTTACAGCTTCACCCCAAAACTTGATTTCAAGGTCAGATACTTCGATTTTAAGCTTCTTGAGTTGCTTGCTGAGTTTAGGCTTATTTTCGCCTAACTCGATTGTCTCTGTGCCAAAGTAGCGGTTCAAAAGTCCGTTGATTGTTAAAGTTTCCATGTTATTTTACCTCTTTTAAGTGAATTATTGAGAGAATACCCCTCATTGATTTTAAATTATTGAAATGTTATTGCGGTATCATTTGCCCCTTCTGTGAGGCTGTATAGGTTTGGTAGTCTGTAGGTACATTGAGAAGCTCCCCGTTGTCTCCTACGACTTGCAGAAAGTATTCGCCCTGCTGAGCGAATTTAGCCATTATCTCCCCTGTGTGAGGCTGAGACTGAGAATAGCCCCAGAGACACAGGAGAAGGGCTATAGTGAGCCCTGAGAGTAGTTTTTTCATTTGTCCACCTCTTCTAGTAGAGGCATGAACTCAATATAGTTACGGTCAAGATATGCACAGGAGGGATAGTCTGCTCCTGCTTCTTCTGTGATAAGTTCTGCGTTCATAAAGTCACTAATGAGCATGTATAGTTCAGCGTTAGTGTCTTTGTAAAGGTCAATGAACATAGTCAGAACCTTTTCATCTAGGAAGGTTAGGGAAATGTCTCCCTTGTCAAAGCTGATTTGAACAGTCAGGGCTGTTCTTGTGATTTTAATTGATTTTGTCATAGTGCATGACTCCTTTTAAATTATAGTGCCCTTGTGTCCGGGCTATGACTCTAGGAACTGTTACACTCCCAAAGCCTGAATGTTGCGGTTGCATATTTATTATTTAATAGTGCCTGCGTACTCGTTCGGACTGTTAGTCTTTAACCCTACAGATACAGCGGTTTTAGTAATTATTTATATTATTATTTCGTTCGTGAGCTAGTGCCTGCTGGCTCTATTATTTAACGTTCTGAGCAAGGGGCTTGATGTCGGTAAGTAGTGACTATCCCACTGTTTGATAGTGATAGCACAGGAGGCTATATATTCAAACTGATAGTGTATCTTGCCTAGTCAGGAGCTACCCTTGCTATAGGTGATATAGTTGAGCTCTAGCTTATGGCACTAGCTAATAAGTTGTTGAGTGGCTTGCTTTTCACTTAGTGCGCCTTTGCACTGGCTAAGCGGTCATCAGGTAGGCTATCCTACCCTCTCACCTAGTTACCTCTTCCGGTCGCCTCTGAGCTACTCCAGCAAGTCTTTGCAAGTCTTTCAGTAGGGCGCTTGTTTTCCCTTGTCTTTATTTAGTTTTCAAAGGACAGGATAGTAGCAGGATAGCCTGCGGTAGTCGGTAACTCTTGTAACCTTTCCTTATCTTTATGATACTAGTATAACATCTTCTAACCTCTTTGTCAACAACTTTTATAGATTTTTAGCTATAGGAAATAACTATAAGAGTATATAGGCTACGCCTATAAGTGTAGGGCAAGTGTCCTAGGACAGATTGATTGGATTTTTTCGGTCGCTTTGTACGTTTCCGAACAGGGTGTTTGATAACTCCATTTCCTTCCACTTTCTGTCACTTTCTTCCATATATTTACTACTATACCACTCCACTACACTTGCATAGATAAGCGCCTACCACTACGCTTTACCCTTTACTTTTTAGTATAAAGAAGTGGTATATTTTTCCTTGGTTAAAAAGGGTTAAAGAAAAAGGTCGATTAAAAAAGAGGAAGAGAAGGGAGGAGGGCTGATTTCCCTATCTACCAATTAAAATTTTTAGTACTATAATATTTTAGGTATTTGCTTATTCACCATTCAAACTTATTTCATGCTAAAATATTATACCTAATTAAAAAGTAAACCAATTATTCCCCTACCCAAATTTCCCTATCCACCGTTCATATATTTTCGGACCTAACATTATTCCATATATTCGATATAATTCGTATAATATGATTTAATTCGTATTTTATCTCAAATGCCTTGCCACTGCTGTATTTATATAATTCGTATTAAATCGTATTTTAAGTTCTGTGTATTCTACTGTATGATGAGATATACGAGCTATGCGAGTATGTCTCTGAATACTAGTAGAATATTATTCTCTGCGAGTGATAACGAGCTGAGAGAATAATCCTATCTCTGGTACATGGTACTATCCTAAGAACTATTCTATTGAGCTAATATAAGCCTGTCTAAAGCTCTATTTTATTTCCCCAGTACAATACCCCTATGAGCTATCTAAAATCGAATACAAGGCTTTATATGAGCTCTCATAAAGCACTACTCTATTACCCTAATAAGACACAGGGGATTTATATGAGTACAAGAATTGCCTTTCCTCTCTCTAGGGCTCTGATAATGACACAGGGCTGTATATTACTTAGTGAAATAATACTACGAGCTCTGCGAGGAGTATTATGAGCTTAGTAATATAACAAAGACAACGAGCCCTGCGAGGAAGTCTGCGTTAGTCTTCCAAAGATAACCTTCCACGAATACGCTAGTATGAGTTGAAGGGTTATCCTGTGCCCTTATTATGGTACTAAAATAGCCTCCAATTTTTCAAAATGAATATAGTATAATTTATTTATAGATATTTTAGTATAATATTAAATTTGTGCATTTTCTATGATTACCCTGTGGATAACTCTTATAAAGCCCGTCACTAAGCCATTTCACAATTTCACAATGTTACCAAAAAGTAACATAACTCAATTTTGTAATTTATTTGTAACAAAAACTGTGGATAACTAGCCATTTCTGTGGATAACTTGAAGGATATTATAGCATAATAAATTAGTTTAAGAAAAGTTATGTAACATTTTTAAGAAAAACTGATACTATTCTACTATCCTCTACATATACTTTATACCTAGTTACATAGATTTATTACTCATTTATCTATCTAACTATAATATTTACCTCTTTATCCTACTAAATTTACTAGTTTTATGCATAATTTTGGATATTTCGTGCATAAAGTGGGGGTAAAATGCATAAAATAAAAAGTGTAGTGTCTGAGTTGACAAAATGCCCAAAAATCGTTATACTTGCAGTATGTGCGCGGCGGGGTTGTATGATGTGGTATGTATATAAATTATACTAATGAATATGATACTAATAATATGCATAATTAATATTCATTTATATAATATATAATTCTTAGTGAATAAACATAGCCCTGCTATGTTTATGAGCTTAGAATTATATTATCTACCCTGAGTGTAACGAAGGAGTAGATAATAGGTGATAGAGTATTGAATAATAAAATAGGACCTGTGATAGGTCCTTTTATGTATATTCAATTTTAAGGTATCTCACTGTGTCATCAAAGTCCTCAATAAACTCCTTAGATATTCTCTCCTTGGTAGCTATGTCCCTAAAGTTATCCCTAAAGGCTTCCATATTCCTAGAGCCTAGCACCTCAGCATGAGACACACCATAGTATTCCACAAGCCAGTTAGATAGTTCATCTATTTCCTCTGTGCTACGTTTCCACCACCAGAACCACTGTGTATGAGAGAGTCCGAAGTGAGCCTGTGCCTTCTTAATGTTTCCAAATATTCTTTTCACAGCCTTTGAGGCGTCAGCCCTTAGCATAGGATTATAAATAAATTCACCATACTCGCTGTGAAGCTCAAAGTATTCCTTCAAGTAGTTCTCATAGCCCTTGAACCATTCAGTAGGTTCTGAAATATTATACTTCTTATACCACAGATACAATAGTCCTCCCTTAATGAATGTCTTGCCTGTCTGATACATATACACAGAGGCCATGTCCATTTCCCAGAAGGGTACGTCAGGGAAGAATTTCTGAATATTTATATGGTCTCCATCAAGATACACCTCAGAACGCACATATTCAGCCATTCTGCTGTAGTAAACAGATAGCGTGGTACTTTCCCCTAGGACTTCAAATAACGCCGCTGTGGACTTGCTAGAGACCTTTAACGAGCCTGTGCCTGCCATGATGTATTTATGTACGTTGGCTGTGCTTCCAAATGTCCTAGCCAGCTTCTTGTTCAATCCCTTTAGCATTTCTCTTAGGGACTCATTCAGGTTCTCTATATAGGTCACAGTGATTTCCTTACCAAGGCGCTTTGTGTAGTAGTCTTGGAACTGCTGACGTCCTGAGTCTATAAGCTCCTCTAAGTCATACTTCCCTGTGTCATATATGTTAAATAAGAATTCAGCAGTCACAGGTGATACTAGCCTATTCTTCCTTGAAACTTCTTGTGATTTAATATCTGAGAAAATATACTTCATTTTCCTTACCTCCATGTAATTATTGTAGCATATTTGGTTAGAAGTTTCAATAGTGAAACTGTTGAAAAAGTAAAGTACAGATAATACAAGGTAAAGAAAGGCACAGAGTATTTATTCTTTATAGTGTAATATCTGTACTTTGGTAAAATATCCATAGTAAAGTACAATTAATACAGTATAAAGAATAACACAG